AGCCCACCCCGGACGAGATCCTCTACGCTCAGAAGTGGGGGATGCCGGTGCAGGACTTCATGGCCTGGAAGCGTGGTGTGCAGCAGACGCAGCCTCAGCAGGGTGGTGGCTGGTGAGCCCGCGCGGGGAGGTCGAGATCATGGCGGACTCGCAGGAAGCACTCCTGCTCGATCCGTCAACGCTCGACAAAACGAAGCACTACAGGTGGGTGCAGCCTCACTTCGTGGCGAAGCGGCGGGCTCAGGGCTACGAAGTGGTGCTGCGGAGTGTGCACAAGGTGAAGATGCTCACCGACTCGCTGGATCTCGACACACCTGAGGACCAGATCAAGTACAACGACTGCATCCTCATGATGTGCCCCCTCGGGTACTTCAGAGAAAGGAGGAAGCGCAACAAGCAGCTGACCGACCTTCGCCTCACAGGGCCGGAGGAGAGGTTCAAGAGCCAAGCCCGCAAGAGCGGGGTGCGTACACTCACCGGAGATGATGAGGAGGATTAACATGAGCTTCAAGCTGGCACGGCCGCGTGGGCATACCATTCCGCCTACGAGGAACTTCCCCCTGGCGGCAGGTGCTGCCTTCGAGATCGGTGCACTGCTCGTGCGTGACGCCAATGGCGCGTGGGCTGAGTGCGGCGCCGATCCGGCCAGCATCGGGGGCGTCGCGGAGGCTCCGGCGGGCACCGACACCAGCGGGTTCATCCGCACCGGGAAGCGTGAGTTCCCCCCGGGCTACATGCAGGCCACCCTGGTACAGGGCGAGGTGCCGTTCCTCGCGCGCTATGTCGGCACCCTGCCGGCGGCCAACGGCGGCTCCTACGGAGTCGTCCGTGACACCGATGGGCTGTGGAAGGTGGACTTCAGCGACACCACCGCCACTCGGGTGAAGCTCACCGGCAGGCGGACGGACGCCCCGGAGAACCTGGCGCTGGTGGAGGTGGTATTCCTGGCGGCGAACGTGCAGATCATCTAAGGGGCGTAGTCCCCACAACCATCTTCGAGGAGGAGACTATGCCCATCGTCAGGGGCCAGTACGCAGAGAACCTCGCGCCAGGCCTCAACATGCGGACCTTCAACGCCTATCGCGAGCGGGCGGAGATCTACCCGTCCATCGTGAACGTCAAGACCACCAACCGCGCCTTCGAGGAGGACTACGCGCAGGGCGGCTTCGGGCCGCTGGCGGAGAAGGGCGAGCTGGAGTCTACGATCCTGGACGAGCCCATCCGGCTGGGTGGCGTTCGGTTCTACCCGAAGAGCTACGCCCTCGGGTTCGTCATGTCGGAGGAGATGAGGGAGGACGACCAGTACAACCTCATGGGTGACCTGGCCGCCAACCTCGGGCGCAGCGCGCGGTACACCGCGGAGCTGTACGGCCACGACGTCTACAACAACGCTTTCACCACGGCGAAGTACGCTGGCCGTGACGGGAAGGCGCTGATCGCCACCGACCACCCTGTGGTGGGCACCGGAGGCACCGCCTCCAATCGCCCCAACGTGGACGTGGATCTCTCCCAGGCGGCCCTCGAAGCGGCGTGGGGGAACTTCCAGACCCAGATCGACGACAGGGGCATGCCCATCGACCTGACGCCGCAGGTGCTGCTGGTGCATCCCACCCAGGTGCTTTTCGCCCGTCGGCTGCTGGAGTCCACCCAGTATCCGGGCGGCAACAACAACGACATCAACCCGATCCAGGGGATGCTGCGCATCGTACCTTCCGTGTACCTCACGGATCTCGATGCGTGGTATATCCTGGCGGCGCCGTCGGAGATCGACGTCCGGTTCTACTGGCGGAAGCGCCCTGACACCCGTACCTGGGACGACAACGACGCTGACGCCACGTTCCACAAGATCAAGCAGCGTCACGCTGTTGGGTTCGGTGACTGGCGCGGGGTCTACGGCTCCACGGGCGCCTAGTCGCGGCGGCGGGGAGGGGGCGCTCCCCTTCGCCTTATTACAAATTGCAAAAAGGGGGAGTCGATGGCCAGGAGAAGCTGCGCACTGATTGGTACGGGTGCGGGACCGAAGGTGCATGTGCGCGGAAGCGCTGCGGCGAAGGTGTCAGGGCTACACGACGGCGAGAGGTGTGTGGTGCGCCGCTTCAGTGCTAGTGGTCATATCGACTCCCGGTTTCTGGACCAGAATGATACGCACTTTCTGGGCTCGTGCGATTTCGTGGAGGTGGAGTACAGCGGCAAGAACAAGCACTTTTCCTGCGTTATCTTGATCGGAGTCTGAAATGCCCTTCACGATTCTAGATCCTACGGCTGCCGCGGCGGCGCCAGTCACCACGCAGGGATCGCCGCTGACCTCACAGGGCTACACGCTGGACGCCTTTCACAAGGAACTGCAGCTTCTGTTGCAGGACCGTGACGATGTAGACACGCCGCAGCTCACCTCATGGATCAACCAGTCGTATACTGACGTTTGCACCAGCATCGACCTGGATGAGCTGAAGGGCAGTATTGCCATTACCCTGGTTGCGGGGCAGGCTCTCTACAGGCTCCCCTACGTGGTGAGCCATGTGCTAGGGGCAGCGATTGTGCTGCCTACGACTGTGAACGTCAATGGAGGGTATCCGTTGGATAAGGGCGATCTTTCGTCCTACAGGGCACTGATGGAGGAGTCGGGCGACCCTGAGTTTTTCTTCAGGCATGGCGACATGCTGGTGTTCTGGCCGACGCCCGATGCGGCCAGGACAGTGGCGGTGGACTTCAGGCTGCGGCCGGTGTGGATGACTGACCTTACGCACAGTCCGCTGCTGGGCCTGGAGTGGCACGAGGTGATTCTGCTGGGCGCGCGGTACAGGGGTTTCAGCGCCAACCTGGAGTGGGACAAAGCGGTTCCGGCGGAGCAGGAATACCTGAGGCTGCTGCGGCGCCGGACCAACCGGGAGGCGACGGAGCACGAGGGGCGGGTGGTGCTTTCGTCTGTGCCGAGGAGGCTGGAGGATGTTCGGCGGCGCGTGGTGAGGCGCTCTTCGCTGGAGCCTGAGTAATGGCAAACTACAGGAGAGACCTTGGCCGAGGGGGCTACGGCACCTACGGCGAAGGGCAGCGACTTGACCCAGAGACGCTGCCCAAGCTTGAGTGGGACACCTACAACAGCTTCAAGGGTGGCTACAACAGCAGCGACTCGCGTCAAAACACGCCTGCTGGCTTTAGTCCCTATAGCTGTGACGTGGAGGTGACGGCGAACGACAGGCTGCGTCGTGCTCCGGGGGTGCTGGTGGCGGAGGCGCTGCCGGGGCATAGCCCTGTGCAGATGGTGATGCACACCAGCCTGGGCTATGTGCCGGAGCTTCTACTTTTTGATCCGCCCTACATGGGCATCAGGGGGGCAAGCGGCGCAACTACGTGGTACAACGTCGGGCTTCCAGCGGCGCCGCGGGGCTTCGCCCACACGCACTTTGGGGAGGAGCTGATATTTTCCAGTGGAGCGGGGTCGGTTTACAGGAGGCTTCCGGGAGGTACCGCGCTTACGGCGCTACCGCAGGCGCCTCCGGCAGAAACCTACGCCACGTTTGGCTCCAGGGTGTTCGCTGGCAATGTACTGTCGGGCGGGACGCAGGAGCCGCTGGGCATCATGTGGAGTGCTGCGAACAGCGACTCCGGAGACTGGAGTGGCAGTGGCAGCTCTTACGAGCTGCTGGTAAGCAACACAGGGGCGCACGAGAAGATTGTGGCGATGCTTCCGCTGAGCTTCGACATCATGGCTATCATGTGTCGGCACAGCGTGTGGGTGGGTCTGCGAACGGGGCAGCTGGAGCGACCTGCTGATTTCCAGGCACGGAAGGCTGCGGGGGCCATTCACGACAGGGCGTGCGCCCTGGTGGGGCAGGCGGTAGCCTACCTGTCGGACGACGGTGTGAGGCTCTTCGACGGAAACGTGAGCAGCATAATTTCACAGGAAATCAACGCCGATCTCCTTCCGTTGGACCAGGCAGCACTGGAGTCCTACGTGGTTTACTACCACGAGAAAACCCAGAAGCTCTATGTGCTGACGCCTGATGGTACCTGGATAAGGGACATGTTCTACCAGCGGTGGGAGAGGCGGTCGCTGGTGGCGAAGGATGCCTCGGTATATCCTACGTCGGTGACGATTGGGGGAGTGCCGCGCACGACGGACTTCTACAACCTGTTCTTCTTGCTGGACAACCAGGCTGCGGCGCGGGTGCTAGGGCTGGAGTCGCATGATGCAAGCGACAACGCTGGCGTAGCCATGACGCCCCTGTGGGAGTTTCCACTGAAGCAGGGTAGGTATGGCACGCAGCTGGTGACGCACAGCCAGGCGATGCTCAACTACAGCGGCGCAGGCAGCATCAAGCTCTATCATCCAGACACCGAGGGCGACTACGTAGAAACCAGAAGGGTTGAGCTGCCGACGGCAACGAACAGGTGGCTGACCACAGGGCTCGGCGCCACTGGAACGGGGCTTGGCTCGAGGCTGGAGATTCTCGCCGGGGACGTGGAGGTTATTGAGCTTCAAACTGGATTTGTTGTCCGTGGTCCCAGGCGAGAGCGCCGGGTTCCGGCGTGGCCTACGGAGGTGGCACCTGGCGTCTACGAGCACACGACCTCCGACACGAGGGACGCGGAGTGGATGTACGACAGCGCTACGGGTCACTACGTGCTCACGCCTTCGGAGCTGGTCCCGCCCGATGCAGTGGTTGCCAGGCTCGCCCTTGTGGGTAACACCGTCCAGGAGTATTGACTATGAGTGACTTTCGGGGCACGACGCTGATAGCCGATACGGAGGTTTTTGCCCAGTCGAGCCTCAACGTGCGCCACTGGGATAACCTGCTGGGCAAGCCATCGACGTTCACGCCTACGGCGCACGCCCACGATGCAGGCGACATTACCACTGGGACGCTGGCCGACGCGCGACTCAGCGCGCTGATCCCACGGCTCAACAGCACGAATACCTTCCAGCAGCGCCAGACGTTCCAGGACGGGGTGACGGTGACGGCCGGAACCATTCAGGCGCCGCAGAACACCTACTACGGGGCGCTGTCGCCCGGAGGGGTGTTCGTGGGGCTGATGAAGCTCAACGTCAACAGCCTGGAGCTGAACTGCAATACCCAGGCCCTTTCACTTGTGAACGCCAGCCTTGCGGCCACGGCCGGAGCGGTGGCAAACTATCTCAACGTGATCGTCGGCGGAACTCCCTACAAGGTAGCCCTGTTAGTACCATGAACCTGGAACTCAGTGTGCAGGAGAAGCTGGAGATCCTTGCTTCGCAGATCAAGCAGGCACGTGCGTCAGCCTTTGCGCAGGAAATGGAGGTGCTGTCACTGGAGGCACAGGTGCCAAAGCGAGGAACGGAGCGTCAACACCAGGACAACATTGAGGCTCGACGCAACGTGGCGCACAATGCGCTGCTCGGAGCCAAAGCGCTGGAGGCGGTGTTCTGTGAGCTGGAGGCTACCCTTCTCCCGGAGGTAATCAATGGCAGCGGTTCTTGAAGGACTCCTGAAGAGGGAAATCCTGGAATGGCTCTTCCGGGGAGCGGCGGCGCCCAGCGTTACTGGCCCCTTCGTGGTGAGCCTACATACCGCCGATCCCGGGACTACGCGAGCCAATGAGGTGAGCACCGGGGTATGGACAAACTACGCCAGGCAGAATCTGGCTCGCACGTCGGGTGGGTTCGCGGCGGCGGCCAACACTGGGGGTAACAACGAGCGGATCGGCACGGCAGGCGCGGCTCCGGACTTCGGTACGGCGACCATTGTAGGTACGGCCCCGGTTGTGACTCACGTTGAGGTGTGGGACAGCGCCGGCTCACCTCGACGGGTGGGCGGCATGGCGCTGACCACACCGCAGACGATCAACAACGGCAATCCTGTGAAGTTCAACGCCGCGGGAGACCTGAACTTCAACCTCAACGGGTGAGGGCACAATGGTCGAGATCATCTCCATGCCTACCAGTATGCGTCTGGGCGCCAATCGCAGCGCCCGTATAAGGGTGCCGGATGTAACTGGTGGACGGTTCATCCTGGATATTCTTCTCACGCCGGAGGACATCGTAGATCCTCGCAAGAGCGTGGTGTTCTCGATGCTGTGGCTGCGCGAGGACGGGGTGTGGGCGCAGTTCGCCTCCACAGAGTTCATCTGCGGACCGCACCACAATCCTACAGGTCCCAACTGGGAGGGCATCCAGCTGGAGACGACGGCGCCCTGGACCGGCGCGAAGGACATCAGCTTCGAAGTGGAACTGCCCGTGAAGATGCGGATTGGCGCTATCCTCAACCTGATGTAAGCCAATGCCTTCCTGGGTAGACGCGAGTCCTACGGGCGGCACCAGAGTCTCCAGCGGATCTTTCGTCGCCCACAATCACAACGTAGTCCAGCTCACCAACGATGTAGCGCTGGTTATCGAGGTCGGGATTGCTGACAGCAATTCGCGTAACGACGCTGCGGCGTCGGGCACTGGAGGGTACATTTCTGGCGTCACTGTGGGTACGGTGCCCAACCAGGTAGCTGCGCAGCGCTGGATTCGCAAGAACGGCCAGAATAACATCAGCGACACACAGTGGGCGTCGGAGATCTGGATTGCTAAAGGCCTCGGAGGTCTGGGTGCTACCGGCAATCACGAGGTGCGAGTCACTGCTTCTGCGTCGATGGAGCTTTTTCTCGCCTCGCGACTGGCGGAGAGTGTAGATCAGTCAACGCCCGTGGGCGATGCGCAGATCATGCCGGCTAACGGCACTTCGATTGCGCTGCCAAGTGTCACACTGACGACACAGGTGGGCGACCTACTGATTGGGTTGCTGATGATGAATGGCACAGGTGGTAGCTTCACCTGGACCAGCCTCACGGAGTTCCTCAACTACACCTCCACCGACCAGCTTATCTCCGTAACGCGCGCTGCTACGGGCACCAGCGAGACGCTGAGTGCCAGCGCCCGCAGCGCCGGTGACGTTTTCAGCTTCGTTGGCGTGGCGCTGCGTGCACCTGCCGGGGGAGGGACGCCCAACAACCTTGAGGCTAGCGGAACCGTTGCGGTGGAGGGCAACGCCAACCTCACGGCGGAGAAGCTCCTTGGAGCTTCGGGCGAAGTCCTCCTGACTGGCGCCGCGGCGCTGCAGGTAGACAAGCGACTTGCGGCTTCCGGAGAAGTGCTCGTAGAGGGCAACGCCAATCTCAGCATCATCCCCAGCGTCAACCTGGCAGCGTCCGGTACGGTGCTTGTACAGGGCAACGCCCTCCTCCAGAAGGAAGTGAGGCTTGTCGCGGCGGGCAGCGTCAGCGTTGGTGGCGCCGCGGAGCTTGTGGCTGGCGCCGCGGAGGAGGCGGAGATCTACCGCTTGGATCTCCCACTTCGTGACCTGAAGGATCTCTACATTGGTGCAGACCTGACGGTCAGGAAGGTCAACGAGGTCATTGAGCGGTTCAACGGCCTCGGCAATGGGCGGATTGCTGCCCTGGAGGAGCTACTTGCTGGACTGTCGCGCGACGACACAGATTTTGTTTTCAACAACAGGATCTACGCGCCCGATATCCTGGTGTCGAGGCCCCGTCTCGATGGTAGACGTTTTGTGGAGGCCGGAGCGGGGAGCCAGACTTTGGGCCTTATCGCAGCCATCCAGGCAGCCTACAGCACCCGGTCGCGCCTTATCCTTCCGGGCGCCGATGAGCCCTACTGGATCGGGGACATGGCCTGGGTACAGAACATCACCGATCACGTAGTGATCGAGGGTGACGGCCAGGGCATGACAGAGCTGAAGCTCCTTGACGGGGCCACCACCCTCAGCGGATTTGGACTTCTGCGGCTTGATCCTTCAGTCGATGGGATCGTGATTCTCCTGGAGAACATCACACTCAACTCGAACTTCACCGGGAATCCCCTGCGGCTGTACCTGGCAAGTGGCTCTGCCCCCAGCGCCTACACTATCGGGGAGACCATCACGAACCTAGACTTCCCGACACGCACTGCAACTGTCCGGAGCATCGGGTCGAACTACCTGGGGATTGAGTTCCCCCCTCTCCAGGGCAACACCTACGAGTTCGACGTAGGAAACACCATCCTGGGCAGCACCTCCGGGGCTTCGTCAGTAGTGCTCAGTGGGCACCCCACAGATTTCACCAAGGGACTCAACCCTTACTCGTGGGAGTCTAGCGCCAACCTTCGCTTCGGCGGCAACCGGCTACTCAGCGCACAGCTGCACAACGTAGAGTGCCTTGACCAGATCGGGGATGCCATCACGCCTGGCGGTGTGAAGGAAATGATCCTGGATCGGGTGCGCGTTCGCGAGGCGGATAAGTCACCCCGCAGCGGAATGACGCTAGCCACTCAGTTCGGCCGGGTGATGCTCAACGACTGCAACTGGGACCAGCAGCTCAGCGTGGAAAGTGCTGGTACAGGCATCACGGCGCCGGAGGAGGACTTCGTGGTTACGGCCAGCAACTGCTTCTTCAAGTCACTAAACCTAAGCTTCGCTCGTGTGACTACGAAGGGAACCAGTGAGGCTCGTTTCCAGGGGTGCTCCATCGGTGAGATCCATTCCTTCGGTCGCTGGCCGGTTTCGTTCAAGCAGTGCATCGTTCGCCCCACTCGACAGATCAGCGTTACGGGAGGAATTGACGAGGCCGTCTTCGACAGGTGTACGTTCCTCGTCCCGGCGGGCTTCACGCAGCTAACGGGCACCACAGTTTTTGCCATGTACACCTTCTCCACCAATGGCAAAAACAAGGTGGCTTTCAACAGGAATAGGTTCCTGTGCGACTCGACGGTGGCGCTGGACTACTTCATCGACGCCATCAACTGCAGAGAGCAGCTCAAGTTTGTTGGCAACGATTTCCTTGCAGCCCATGTGCCGCCCCTGCGATTTGAGCAGCGGGGAGACCAGCTCGACCGGCTGATCATTGTAGGCAACCACTGCTTCTATGCCCCGGCCTCGGGTGCGGCGGTGCCGCAGAACTTTAACTTCGCGCAGCACTGGTCGCGCAGCGACGGTCAGGCGCGTGAGCCGATCACGATTGAGGACAACCACGTCTACGGTGAGTTCGCCACGCTGACCAACATACTGCCCACTTGGAGCGGGTACATAGCGGGGCACTATGCTCGCATGTGGCTGAAGCGCAACAAGCACCGACATGCCAGCGGCCAGCTCTACAACCTTCCCACAGGCGCGGCGCTGACTCACATAGCGCCGCCGCATGGCGCAGGGGTACGGATGCGGCTTCTCTCCCTGGACGACGTTGAGGTGTCGGCTATGCCGACTGCAGGTTCGTGGGTTAATGGCCAGCGGGCGTTCAGCTTGGCGCCCACTCTCCAGGGTGTCAGCCCGAACCAGTACGTTGTGTCTGCGTGGCTGCGCCTCGTCACTGGCACCAATCACGTACTCAACACTGATTGGGTTGAAATGCGGCAGCTCACCGGAACTTGACCTTTTTACAAATTGTAAAAAGATGAACGTGACGTGCAGCGTTATTGGCAAGCCTAGGGTGAGGCTGCTGTGGCCTCTGGTGGCGCCTGGTGTGGAGCACTACAGGGAGAAGTCTCCACACCACACGCCTCCGGAGGAGGAATTGCTGCAGTGGCTGGAGTCGCCAGAAGGCGATGAGCTTTTTGTTTTCACGGCTGACGCACGCTACGCCGGGTTTGTTACTTTTCGGGTTCAGCGGTTGGACGATGAAGTCTGGGGTACGATTGCCATGATCTACGTGCAGCCGGAGTTCCAGGGAGGTGACGTGCTGCCGCAGGTAGTGCAGGCACTGGAAGTGGAGCTTCGCTCACGAGGCGCGACGGTGATGAACTACATGACAAAGAGGCCAGGGTTTCGTAGGTTGGCGCCTAGGCTGGGCTTCCAGCCCCGAATCATCGAGTGGATGAAGGAGCTATAATGGCGATCGGAACTGCAGCAGCAATCGGCATGGGCCTTGCTGGACTGGGCTCACTGTGGAACGCCCGGAACCAGAATCAGCAGGCGAAGCAGGCAGGTGCCTACGGGGCGCAGCAGGCTGCGGCGCTGATGGGGATGATGCAGGGAGGGCCTTCAGCCAGCGAGCTGCAGATCATGCAGATGCTTGGGGCGTTGCCTCCGGCAATGCAGGTACAGATCCCTGGGCTGGCGCAGGCGGCTGCGCCGCAGGGAGGTGGGGCGGCGAACCCTCTGGCAATGGCAATGCTCGGCGGAGGCGCAGGACTGGGCTCGCTGCTGGCGATGCAGCGTCCAGCCCTGGCATCGGGGGCAGCGCCGCAGACGCAGGCGCCAGCCGTAGGGACTTCGCCCACGGGCGAGTCCTCGCGGTCGCTGGCAGAGATGCTGGGCTTCACGCCGCTGGCGCTGGGCCGCCCTGCCACCATCGAGGAGGCCAATGCACAGGTGGCGCAGCAGCGTGCTGCAGCCCAGCAATGGCGCGATTCCGGCTTCGGATCGAAGGAGAACTACTACCTGAACCACGCGCCAGGCGCGATGCGCGTGACGATGCGCTTAGGCGAGGACGGACAGCCTGCGTACTACACCGCTGGCGGCGAGTACATCGGTACGAGCCTGGACAATTTCAACAACCAGGACTGGGATCGGCTCGCTGACCCCTACCAGCAGGTAGTGCCGAACGACTACGCCGGAAATGTCTCGGCGGATCAGGCGCGGCAGAACACCGGGGTGCCGGCTGGCCAGTTCGTCGGTGGTCCAGGAGACGACTTTCGGAACGTAGTTTCGCAGTACATGAGCAACTACGGCGATGGCGCGGCGCTGCTGGCGTACCTGGGTGGGGTGGGCGGGGAGGGCGGTGGCGGGTTCGGGGGAGGCAACCTCAACGCGATGCACGGGCCGCTGAACTACGGTAACACGCTGGGGGCTGCAGGCCAGGGAGTCGCGGCGCCGCAGCGAGGAGCGGATGTAAGTGCGATGAACGTGATGGCTCCGGACTTCGCGCCGCAGCTTTTCGCCACTGGCTTTGCGCCGGAGATGTTTAACGGCGCCACTGGAACGCAGGGGTTTAACACTGGTCAGGATTGGCTGATGCAGGCGTTGCGGGCTGATCCTCGGACGAGTGTGGACGTGAACCTCAACAGCTTGATCTCGCAGGGCGGTCAGCCCTTCGACACTTCCGGGCTCTTCGGGGCGCTGGAGGCTACGAACAACCGGCGGACGCAGGAGCAAGTGTCGGCGCTGCAGGCTTCCAGCAGCGGGCTGGGGCAACGGGTTGGTGGGGCGAAGGCTTCACAGGAAGCAAGCCTGCGGGCGCAGCTCGAGGAGCAGTTTGCGGCGCAGCGGGCGCAGATCGGGATGCAGGCCCACGAGGCGGGATTGGGGCGAGTGATGCAAACGCTGGGTATGCAGGCTGGTCGTGAGGCCCAGTGGGACGCCAATCGTCAGGCGGCTGCACAGCTTCTACAGCAGGGCGGGCTGGCGCAGCAGGGGCTGCAGTTGCAGGGTACACAGGCAAACAACGCGGCCCTCCAGGCTGCGGAGGCGCTGAGGCTGCAGGGCATCACGCAGAACAATGCCCAGAGTCAGTTTGCGGCCGACCAGGCGCTGCGTGCCCAGCTTGCGAATCAAGCCTCTGGCTTGCAGGCTTCGCTGGCTAACCAGTCGAATAATTTCAACTTCGCCAACCTCTGGCAGCAGGGACTGATGCGCGGGCAGGAGCTGCAGCTCCAGGCCAACCAGGCGGCCTTCGGAAACCAGGCACAGCTGGTCCAGATGATGCAACAGGCTGAGCTGGCGCGGCGCGCCGGAAATATGCAGCTGATGGGGATGGCCACGCAGGCTGGAATGCCGCAGGCCGGGCCTGGCTACGGCGACGCCATCGGGGATCTGGGCACGATGATTATGATGATGCAGATGATGGGTGGGCAGCAGCAGCGAACCAGCGCTCCGGCCTACACGCCGACGATTCGGACCACCTTCTAAGGAGGGCACATGGCGGCAGGTGGAAGCCCGATTCAGAACTTCCTGGAAAGCTACTTCCAGATCGCGCAGTTCCAGCAGCGAGAAAAACAGATGGAGCAGCAGGCCTACCAATTTGGTAGGCAAGAGGCTTTGCAGCAGCGGCAGATGGAGAACGCGGAGCTGGAAAGCTTCGCGCAGCGGCTGCAGCAGGTACGGAATCCGCAGGAAGCACAGGCGCTGGGTCAGTTCTACGCCTCGAGGAATCCCGGGATGGCGCCTGCCATTGGGTCGCTGATCGACAACACGGTGACGAACCTGCAGACTCAGCTGGCCAGCGCTGCGCAGAACTTCACCGACCAGCAGATGTCCGGCGCCGCAGCTGCTGCCCTTGGCATCGGGCCTACATGGGGCCAAACGGAGCAGAGTAGGCAGTACGAACAGACCTTCGCCCGGGGGGTTAAGGAAAGTGATCGTGCCTACAACGAGAACGTTCGGCAGTTCGGTGTCAACGCTGGCTTTGAGGGCCGACGTCTGGACCTGTCGCAACAGCAGCTGGGTCTGGGATGGGCTCAGCTTCAGCAGCAGGGAGAGTTGGGTCAGATGGGTGTGATGGCCCAGATTGGATATCTGCCCTCAATGATGGCTGGGGAGCTTTCCGGACGAAAGAGCGAGCTGCAGGCGCAGCTAGGAATGGCGCGCAATCCGGAGGCACGGGCGTCGATTCAGCGGGAAATTGACGACATAAGCGCACAGATGGGCAGGCTCGGGCAGTTCACCTCGGCATTCCTCAACCGTGGGCAGGGTGGCGGCGCCGCGGGCGGGATTGAGCTGAATCAGCTGCTGAGTGCGCGCCAGCAGGCTGAGGACAACATCCGCGAGGCGAAGGACGCCGGATCTCGGCAGGCAGCCATTGCTGGCTACGAGCAGCTTCAGAGCTTTATTGCCCAGTATCTGGGCACGGCTCAGCCGGGGCTTCGCTTTGATCCTACGTGGTTCGGTTTCGGCGGCGGCGAGGCGGTCTTCGTTCCCAACGCTCACCAGCCCAAGCGATGATTAATCCAGCATTCAGCGCCTCGGCATACGAACGCTATCGTCAGCAGCGGCAGGAGGGTCTTAACCGGACCCTCCGCCAGCTGGCTTTGTCGAGTGTCATTCGAAGTGAGCTGCCTATGGCGCCGCCGGAATGGACCTACGACATTGCTGGGCCGCTGATGCGAGAGCAGCCGGAGGAACAGGTTCGTGAACTGGTGAACGTGCAACAGACGCTGCCCCGTGAGTACGACGAGCTTCTCGGGCAAGCCGACTACTTCGGGATTGCCAATCCGGAGCGGATGCCAGCTGACCAGCTGCTGGGGCTGGTGCAGGAGAGGTTTCGGGAGTCTCGGGAGTACTTCGAGAGGAATCCGCAAAGCGCTGCAGCTTTCAGGGACAACCTTTTCTATCTGCAGGGCTCGGCGGGACTCGATACCTTTTTGGAAACGGCACAGCGGATTCCCTTTGTGGGAGACCTGATCCACGACATGCAGGCTACCCGCGCCGCGGAACGCTGGCTGTCGCGCTACCAGACAGGCCTGGCGGCCCGTGTCGGAGAAACTCCGGCAAACATCGCAAAGGGCATAGGCACTGTGGCCAGCTATGCCGTCCCGGCTACAGCGGCGTGGAAATTCGTTGCTGCGGCGGGGATGCTTCCTGAAGTAGCGGCAGGTTCGCGGCTGTCGGGGCTGGTGCGTGGAGCCCTCCAGGGTGGATTCAGCGAATGGCTCATCCAGGGCGGCGGTGACGCTCCCATACCGGAGCGGGCGCTGAACATCGCCCTAGGAGCTGCCGGAGGCGCTGGCGCTGCGGCGGGCGGTACCTTCGGCGCGGCGGTTGCAGGCGGAGGCGTCGGCGCTATTGCAGGCAACGTGGCATCCGGAGGCGACCCTCGCGCCACGGCTGGTGGTGCACTCCTGGGAGCGCTTGGCGCCGCGGGCTACATGCGCCGTGCGCAGCGCAGCTTCCCGTCGAAGGCGCTGAGCATCTACCAGACTCGGGACGGCTATCGTCAGTATGGCGAGGGATTCGACTACTGGACGGACACCAGCCCGGAGGGCTACATTTCCTCCGGCCGGACCATGCTTCCCCCCGTTGGGGGTGGAGGCACGGCGCCGCTGCAGCCTCCCCCGCCGCCGCCGAAGCTCCTCCCTTCGGGAAGTCCTGCTGTGGCGGTGGTCAACGGGCAGCCGGTGCCGATCGAGACTGGACCGCTGCCTTCTCCGAAGGATGCCTTCCTGGCGGAGTTCGATGAGATCATCAAGGCCCTGGACTTCCTTCCGCAGGAGACGGCCGCCGGACTCTATCATGCGCCCATCACTCCGCAGGTTCAGCAGACTGCAGCCTTGGCAAACGCCATAACCTACGTCCCCGTGGGACCTGGGATCATCAAGGTACCGGAGGTTGCGAAGAACTTCCAGGCTCGGGTTGGTCCTCCGGGTGCGGTTGCACCTATTTACAATTTGCAAATAGCGGGGCCGCTTCCGCAGAGTCAGGTGCAGGATACCTACTACCACGGCGGCGTACAATCCTATGAAAACATCGACCTGACGAAAGCAGGCAAGAACGACAGCGGCGCGGAGTACTCGCTCTACGGCCCGGCATACTACAGCACGAAGTCCTCGGCGGTGGCCGGTGGCTCGGGCGACTGGTGGGAGTTTGATCGGAGTCCCTACAGCGCGTGGGGGGCTGAGGGCGGTGGCTACGCTGCGGCGGGCGGGAAGATCAACGTGGACGAGGCTCAGGCCTACCAGTTGAAATTGCAGGATAACGTGCGCCGCGCTGAGGCGCGCGATCCCACGCTTATTGATGAGCTGGGCTACAAGGCACCCACCGGGATGGACTGGTTTGACTACTGGACCCCTGTGATCAGGGACAACGCCCAGTGGTCTATTGGAGTTGACGGGGTTATTGCGCCCAATGTGAGGCCGATGCGGCTGCTCGTGAGAAATCCGTTGCGGATTGACTACGAGCTTCCGCTGGAGCAGTACGACAACATCCTCGATGAGCTGAGGAAGCAGTTTGGGGACTATGCTGCAGACGAGTACGAGAACTCCTTCATGAATCGGGAGTTCCAGGAGGATACCGGCTACAAGTTTGCGCCTGGCGCCAATCAGGGAGGCAATGCTTACTGGGCACTGGTGGACTTTCTGGGCGCTCGCAGCTCTGCAAACAGGTTCTTGAAGTCTGCGGGCTTCGACGGGATCATTCACTGGGGCGGACGGAAGTCTACGCCTCACGAGGTGGTGGCTGTGTTCGATCCGTCGCAGGTATACTCGGCCTTTGGGCCTGCAGGCAAGGCGCAGATGACTGGGGTGAAGATCTATCAGGCAACAACGGCTCGTCCGCCTTCGGCGCCGCAGATCGCCGCGGCGCGCTGGGTGGAGGGGAAGCTCCAGAAACACCCCGGCGCCTATGAGATGGAGCCCGGGCTGGTGAGGGTGCCTGCGGAGAGCTTCCGTACGAGCGGCAGCGCTCCGGTGACGGACCTCTACTATCGTGGACCGCTGAGTGGCACGCAGGCTCCGGTGACATACCACGGAGCGAAGTACGGGTTTCCCTACTGGGACATGAGCAAGGTCGGTGAGACTGACGGCAGCGCCGATGCCGCCTTCTGGGGGCCGGGGATCTACTCTTCGGAGCTGACGAAGACGGCGGTGGGTACGCCCTCCTCCTGGGACGAGCACGTTCCGGGGCTGCCGATGAGTCAGCAGGGTCCGTATGAAACTCAGGGCTACGCGGGCGGTGGTGGGACTCCGGCGATTGCCTACGATGTCTCAAGGTATGAGGCCTCGCAGAGGCTGCTCGCGCTAGCGCAGGCGAGGGATCCTCGGTACTACGACCCGAACAATCCTGATCTGAAAGCGGCTGGGGTATTCGTCAGCAGCTACTTCCATCCACCGCAGCCTGGTGATCCCTACAGCGGTGCTTACAGCGCTGACGAGTGGTGGAATACCCAGGTCTCGGACCTCAAGTGGAACATTGAGACCTTCGAGAGTGGGATAGCTAATGGTCCGACGCCCAATGCCTGGGTGATGAGGCTCAATATCAAGAATCCCTTCAATGGGGATGAGCCCATTACACAGGAGATTGCTGATAAGTTCATCCAGTACCTTACGGCAAAGAAGCCGGCGGATATCTCGAAGCTGGGCTGGGAGAAGCAGGAGGACTGGAACAGGTACGTGACGGAGATCAACGAGCTGGTTGCAGCGCGTGAGCAGTTCAGCAGCGGCAAGGATGTCTGGGGAAAGCCATATACCTCCTGGGACACGAAGCTTGGGCACCAGCCCGGAACCACGCGCCAGCTCTACAAGATCGTAGCCAACCTCCTGGGCAAGGTGAAAACCACGGAGGCCCTGAAGGAAATGGGCTACGATGGGATTCGCCACTGGGGTGAGCCTGACGGAGACGGGGATGGTTGGGTCTGGATTGCCTTCGGCCCAGAGCAAGTCTACGGGGCCTATGGCCCGGAGGGCTTCGCTGCGCCCACGGCGATTCCTGTGTATGGTGCGGCGCCGCGAGGAGTTGAGAGTGCTCCGGTGCAGTTTACTGCACAGATGGCTCACCTGGAGGCGGTGAACCTTAGCAAGCACGCCTCGCTGGTGGAGTCCCCGGCGATGGCAGACCTGGTAACGCCGGAGAGGCTCGACGATGCCGACGTCGCCTGGGCGCTGACGGAGAGCTACCCGGGGCAGGTAGGAATTCTGCGCGGCCTACAGGACCCAGAGGGAACACTGCAGCGAATCCTGATGGAGCAGGCGCCGAACGGAGTGGGGCCGACGGACTTCCGAGTGGTGCAGCGGGGTGAAGGTTTTGATCTGCTGGTTTCCGGCGGCGTGCCCATTACCGAGAAGATGCAGCTGCAGTACGAGGCCTATGGGATGTTTGAGGGCCAGCTGGCGGTACACGGCCTCACCGGCCAGGAAGTGGTGGTGAAGAAGCTCTACGGCGGCGCCGCGCAGGTTCAAGCACCGTCGGGTGGGCCGCTGGCTGACGTGCTGATCGGCGACCTGCTTCCGCAGAAGTCCTCGTCTCTGGCCTGGGACGTGCCGGATCTCTACGACGAGTTCATGAGGTTCGCCAACGGGCTACTGCAAATGGAGGCTGTGGCTACGGCGACGAAGCCTCTGGACTTCTTTGGGGTGGAGGCTGGGACGCAGATGGTCCGGCTGATGAACACCTACCTGAAGGCCTCCGGGGTAGATCCTCAGTCGCACTACGGCGCCGCAGTGAGGTGGAGCCTGGAACAGAAGCACATTGAAACTCTTCGGGAGTTTACCCCCGTGGAGGAGCAGGACTTCTACGCCCATGTGGAGGCTGAGTACAACGCCACGGTGGCTAAGTACGGCACGCCGCAGCCGACGCTCTACGACCTGGCACGAGCCCGTGACATGGAGTGGCGACCGGAGGAGCGAGCCCTCGTGGATCTGCTTTCGGATGGCCAGCTCCGCATCCCGGTGGAGTCTGAACATGCGGCGAAGGTTTTCCTGGAGAACTTCCAGCGCGAAGCTCCCGACAACGCTCCGCCGATGCCTTATCCCCTGGAGGCGGTGCCACAGGCTGTGGGCTACAGTCCCAACAGCGGCGCGGCCTTCGGTGAGTACCACAGCACACAGCAGCATGAGGACGCTCTCCTCACGATGCTGGAGTCCTACTACGCGGAAGCTGATCAGAAGTTCGGTGCCCTCGGCGGTGGCGGTGGTGGGGCTCCGCCTCCTCCGGAGCTGCCTCCCGCGGGTGGCTTCGGTGAGCCTCCGAAGTTGCTGCCCGGAACTTCGCTCACCAGCCAGCTAGGTATTGCCTACAAGAACGATCCCCGGCGGTACAACGACCTGCGGCTGGCCGCGGCGTCGCCGGTGAGTGATTGGCTAGTGCCGATCAGGAACATCGTCATTCGGCTGGACGAGATGTTCAATAACCTGGGCGTGACGCAGGGAAATTTCTACAGCCTCGTGGCGGATCTGCAGAACGGCTACGCCACTCACGTCAACCGCAGCGCACCCTGGAAGGAGCGGGCTTACGCTGCGATCGAGCCCATACGGAACAAGTTCGTTCGGGACGGAACCCTGTGGGAAATCCTCAACGCTGAGGATCACGTCAGGGAAACGATGATGCGGGTGCAGGGATTCAACGCCGCGGAACGCCAGGCAGTTACTCAGTGGGATGCGGTGATGAGCGAGTTTCACTCCAGCGAGGCGTTGCAGGCTTTCCCGGAAATGGGCTTCCGGCGGCATTATATTTCCTGGATGAACAAGTGGGAGAGCCAGCTACCTGGACAGACCCGTAACATCCCGGGCGAAGCCTCGTGGGGACCGGAGAATCCGCGAGGGCCTGAGCAGTCGCCGGAGCTGGAGAAAGACGTGGGGGTGATTATTCCTCGGTACTTCGACGGGTTCTTCAAGCTGCGGGAAATGAATGGTCCCTACCAGGAACTGATGGAGCGAATCCGCCAAATCCCAGAGGATGGGCCGGAGGAGCTGTCGGGTGTGAAGCGCACCCTGGAAGGCTGGGCGAAGGCGCGCATGTGGGGACTGGACCCCACGCACGACAAGATCGCCAACGGGGTGAGGTGGATACTCGACACTCTGGGCAAGCCTCTCGGGCTGCGAGTGACGCTGGACGATGTGATGCGAGGCTCCTACGGACTCTTCGCTGCAGGCTACCGTCAGGCCCTGGGTGGACAGCTTTCGCCCCTCATCCGGGATATGCCGCAGCTCCTCATGGGCGGTATGCAGATTGGCCTGGACGAGACGGCGCGGGTGATGATTCAGTACATTAAAGATCCGCAGTACAGGCGCATGGTGACTGAGCGCGGACGCGAGCTGGGCACCATCCAGGTAGGCCACATGCAAGGCGTCGATGCTGACGTGATGGGGGCCGGAGCCTGGCAGACTCAGCAGATGCAAGCAGCCTATGGGCCGGAAGCTGCGGCGCGGCGCGAACAACTGGCTCAGGTGGGCGACTTCCTCCAGGATCGGATTGTAAAACCAGCGGGCTGGCACGGCGGGCTGCAGGGTAAGTGGTACGATCCCCTGTTCGTGTACTCGAAGCTGGGCGACTTCGCACGGTTGATTCTGGGTGAGGTTGGCTACCAGCAGGCGATGCGCGGCATCGGGGAGTTCGGCCAAGTCTGGACCAACGCGGGCGGCGAGGCGCGACTGGCGCTGCGGCAGCAGCTTCTTAACCGCTCGCGCGTGGGCCGTTTCCAGGGAGCCATTCAGCGCAGCTTCATGGATCGGGTGGAGGCTGGCGACTTCGAGGGCGCTGCGAAGTTCTTCGCCAACGAAGTAGCCAACTCGCAGAACATCTACGGGCTTGCGGCTCAGCCTCCAGCGTGGCGCCAGATGGGTCCGCTGACGGGCAGGATTGGTATGCGATGGAAGACCTTCACCACCCAGACGTTGGCCAACCTGGCCCAGGTATTTCGTGACCCGAACATCAGCCTGCCGAACAAGATGGCCTTCGGCTCGCAGATCGGTGTGATGCAGATGCTCTTCGCAGGGGCTACGGCCCTCACGGGGTGGAACTTCCACAGGATGGGCCTCTATGGCAGCATCGCCGGCACCTTCCAAACAAGTCTCTTCGACCTCACAAACGACATCCAGCGCTGGGGAGGCTGGGCTCAGACGGCAACTGGCAGCATGCCATCTCCAGACGTTCGCGCCCTCATGGGTGCGGGGAACGCAGGCACAGGGTCAGCGTTCTTCACGACGGACCCCACTCGCGCAACGTGGAATCCCTGGGGTGGTGCCATTCGCACTGCGACAGGCTTCGCGCAGGCCGCACAGTGGGGGCCGGAGGCGATAGCGCGTTTCGCTGTAACGGGTCAGCGCAGCGATCCGTGGATGGACAGGGTGAACATGGGCATCACACCTATGCCAAACGGGCAGGACGGACCCTACGCTGCGCCCTTTGCAGCGCCTACGGGCGACGGCGAGATGGACTGGCTACGTGCCTACATGAGAGAGCCGGACCGCTCCTATGGAGTCGATCCGGCGTCCGGTGGGGCAGGCGCAATGTAGGCCCTATTTACAATTTGTAAAAAGGCCAACCGGGGGGAGCAGGCTTGTAGATCAGAGCCTGCTCCCCATCCTCTCTTATGGCGAGTTCTTGGGAGGGGATGTAGACTTTGTGCTCTGTTGCAAGAGCGCTGTCCATACGAGGGCGAGGATCCTCTTCGCCCTCGTAGGTTTTGTACCACCTGTCTATGCTGCGATCCTCGGAGGGATCGTCGATGCAGATGTACTTGATAGGTTTACGTCTCATCGTTTGGCCTTCAGTACTTGGTCTTTGATCACTACAATGTCCATTTGCTGCAGGGTAACGAGGATCTTGTCGATCTGCTCCTTGTCGATGGAGTGGATGTTGGTGCCTACAATGTGTTTGTAGGGGATGCCCTGCGGGCCAGCTCCCAGGATCTGCCGCTTGATCCGCTCGTGGTCCATTGAGTAGATGTTGCGGCCGACACCCTGGAAAGCGTTGGACATAGACTTCTCTACTTCACTGACGACAGCAATGGCGGCTGCAATGTCCTTAGTGTCTACGATCAGCTCGCTGCTGCGTGCGAGACTGAGAGCCATTGCAACCTTGATTGCGTTGTCCTGCTTGCGCTCGTAGAAAGTCTTGAGCCGGGCATCTGCTGAGGGTCTGAAGTTTTCCTCGTTTTCGTACCACTCGGTGTAGTAGTCTCGGGCAGTGGGCGAGAACTGCATCATCCCCTTAGCCATTGCGATGTCTGCCAAGTCATGAGCCAGAAGCCGTTTGAGTTCCTCCTGGTGTTCTGTCATCTCAGGGATGGCTACACGCTGCGGCCGGGATTCCTCGTAGATGAAAAGGGCACGAGAAACGAAGCCGCCCTCGACGGCAGTTTTCGGGAGGTTGTCACCCAGCCAGGTTGGCGTAGTGGCTGCAATGACGTTCAACCAGGGCGCTGTGATCTTCTCGCTGCCGCGCGAGACGGTTTCTTTGTCCCAGTTCTTGCGGCAGTCCCACAGGTCGGTGAGGACTGCTGTTACGTCGGTGGTGCCCTCACCGATGAAGGAACCCAGTTCGGAGGCGTAGGCCGTGAGCGATTGATGCTCCGGGTTCTGGATTCGCGTCATGCGGGAGATGAGACTGGCGCCGCTGACTTTCTGCGGCGCGATCTCGAACTTCACCCCCCAGTCCATTGCATCCTCGAGGATCTCGCGGGCGTAGCCCATTGCAGTGGATTTGCGCGGTCCTCCGGATGGGCCGGTGAGGACTACGAACATATTGCTGTGAATGGTGAGCCGACCCAAGCGAAACCAGATTTTGCGCTGCGCCGCAGCGGCGATGGTGGCAAGGCCGCACCACAGGTGGAAAGACTCGGGTGACTCAGTGCCTTCCGTGTACTCTTGGTAGGCGTAAAGCCAGTGCTCAAGTCTCCGGGGCATCCGGCCCTCCGGATACTGGACCAATGTATCTAACGGATGCGCGGTGACAGGTGCACGTCTCAGCCACTGTTGCCTTTTCTACCTCGCGGTAGAGTTGCTCGATGAGATCATCGACACACAGGTGCTCTTCGAAGTAGAAGTCTGGATGCTCTCCCTCGAACTTCACCCGCATGCTGATTCTCAGTTCGATGGTGTGTAGCATTAGAACTCCTTGAAGACTTTGCAGTCGCCCCAGTTGGACTTCCATTCCCTGATATGCTCCGGGTCGAGGTCGAGGGAAACCTCAACCGGGATGGTGAAATCCTCCCCCGTGCGCGGATTGGTGAGGGGTACGAGCAATGCCTCTCGGATCAACGCCGCGGCGCGCTTCGCATGGGACTCATACACCTGGAAGGCCACGGCGTCGTGAATCTGCATCAGCCCTTCGTAGCCGCATTCGAGGAGTTCCTCGTGGATGCCCGCATAGCGCATATACCACAGATCCCTCTCGACGGTATATGGACAGGGAATCCCCTCAAGGTTGAGGAGGCCCACGTTGAGAATCTGTCCAACCGTGGACTGCGGTGTGAACGCAATCGCTTCAGGCAGGATAGATCCCACATGCCCGTAGAAGATCCGCTGGAATCCAAGGAGGTTCTCAAGAGTCCTCGTTTTGTAGAGCTGGTTTTTCACCTGGTCCCACCACCGGGGAAGCCCGGGGTGGATGTTCCTGTAGGTGTGGATATAGGTTTCAGCTTCCTTGAGGTCCACACTGACGCCGGTTTTGTGGGCGTCCTGGTTGACACTTCGCATGAAGGTCTGCGGACCCTGCATGTAGTTCCCGGCATGGCGAGTTTTTTTGCTGAGGTAGTATTCGTCCTCGGTTAGCTCCTCAGGTTTCTTGCCGAAAAGCGCTGCGCCTAGGTTGCGGTGAGCGTTCTGTCCCGGCGAATGATCCAGTAGCATACGCGGGTCCCCTGTGAGGTGTGCCACAACCAGGGATTCCGCCTTCTCAAGATCGGCGTAGCCGAAAACCTTTTTACGATCTGCGATGAACGCGCGCCTCGCCCTTTTGTCACGAGGATAGTTCTGACCGTTTGCACCCTTCCCCGTAGGGTAAAACTTGCGAGAAGCGAGTCTCCCGGTGACAGTCTTAGTCGGATCATAGTGGCTCCGCATCCTCCCATCGGAGTCAAACTCAATGTCGAAGAACTTCGACCGCAGGTCTCGCGCGTTGCGAATCTTGCGGATGAGGCTGATGCAGCGCTTCGCCGTAGGGTCCTTTGTTTTGATTTCTAGCGCCGCAAGGGTCTTGTCGTCCGTAGCCGGCCCTGTTTTGTTCATCTTCAGGGGCTTGAGCCCCAGCTTGTTGAAGAGCAAGTCGCTGACCTGCGGCCCGGACTTGACGTTGATAACGTCTGGAAGTCCGGCGGTGCACATAAGCTCCAGGGCGTGGACCATCGCATCCTCTTCGAGGATTTTCCTGGAGTCCTTCATCAAGTCTGTGTCGATCCTGATTCCGCGGCGCGACATCTCCCAGAGGGGATTGAGCAGGGCCATGAGGAATCTGAAGCTGCGCTCGACCTTCGGATTGTCGAACTCCAGGCGCTGCTGCTCCTCCATGATCTCGTGCTGTGTCCACACGTCTATTCCGTTGTAGGCGTAGACTATGTGGTGGGGCATCTTGCCTTTCTCCACGTCCTTCCAGTTGACCATCCCCTTGTGGTAGGGCTGGTCGGTGTAGATGCTGATGAGGAAATCCAGACCCTTGGGCAACTCGACGTTGGCAACGTAGGCTGCCACCATCGTGTCGAACACCACACGCTTCATGATGGGCAGGCTGTAGTGCCATTCCAGGATCGAAGCGTCAAACATCGAGTTCTGGGCGTTGAAGCCCTTCGTGTTGCGAATGATGTCGCTGACATACTGGATGTCGCCCAGCGACTTCGTTGGCACGACGTAGGCACTGTTGCGGTCGTTGGTGAGGCCGACACACAGCAGCGTGTTGCGGATGTACTCGATGTCGAGGGTAGTTGGTGTGGCGGGATCACTGAGAAGAATGTCCCGCACGTCGCTGCGTGTGAGGATCGAAGGCTCCCACTGAGGAACTTCCTCCCGGTCGATCACGCCCTCGTAGTTGACGAGGGTAGAGGGCTGCGTACCTACCTGTACAATGAGCTTCCGGGGGCGCCGGACTTCAGGAAAGAGGCCTTCGGCCTTGGCGCGGGCCAGGTCGCTGAGCCAGATCCCGTGGTCCCCCATCCCCTCGCGAAGGATGTAGGACGGATGGTAGGTAGGAATAACCTTGAAGCCCTCCACCAGGGTGGAATGGAGGATACTGCCGCGCCAGTCCTGAATCCCGGTGAAGCCGCGAATGCGTTCTCCGTCCTTCATGTAGTCTACCCATCGCCCCTTGCCCGTAAGGGCATGAAGGGCGAAGTTCCCAAGCGCCAGAATGACGTTGGGACGTACGGAGAGGATCTGGGATTTCAGCTGTTCGAGGCCCAGAAACACCGGAAGATCCGGCTCTCCGCCGTCGAGGAAGAACTTTTCCAGCTTGTTGGCTGGTGGCCGCGCCGCGCAAAGGTTAGTGTAGTAAACCTCTTCGGGGTCGATGCCTACCTGCATGAAGAACTCCCGGAGCTTCTGGCCGGCAGGGCCAACGAAAGGTCGGCCCTGCCGCTCCTCTTCCTCGCCCGGGGCTTCGCCAACAGCCATCAGCCAGCTGTTGGATGGTCCGTAGGGCGAGACGATCATGAGGACTCTCCCTCCACTTCTACGATTGTGTTGAGGGTGAGGCAAGTAATTGCACCACTAATGCTGGCAACGAAAGCGCAGGCAAACATAGCTGCGCCGTTCCGCATAAAGCCTGCAACCACCATGCCCATCAGCGAGCCCAGGAAGATCAGGCAGAGAACTGTGATGAAGCCATAGGCGAAAAGCAAGCCTGTGCTCATCCGTTCAACTTCTTGAGTACTCATCCTCGTGCTCCTTCCCGCTCGGCCTCGAACTCGGCATCACGCTCCCAGTCGTACAGCCGCCCGCCTGCAGGCTGGCCCTGGTAGAAGGGCGGGAAGGGGTAGGTAGCCGGCTCGTTGCGCATGACGCTGGTGAACGAGGGCTCCTGCGGGCTAACCATCGGTGAGGGTGGTGGGCTCACGGCTCTCTGCTGAAGCAGGCTCTGCTCCTGCTGCATCTGCGCCGCTACTCTCCGCACATTCCACAGGGCTTGCGCCAGCTCCTCGATCCTCGCCCAGGTTTGGGCATAACCCAGTTCCTTCACCAGCACTCCCACGATGAAGTGCTCCCTCGGTGGGCTCCCGCCCAGTGGTGCTGCTCCCTGATACTGTGACATCCTCTTCCTCCTGCGCAGCGCGCATTGATTGTACGTTGAACTCCCGCTCGATCCGCTGATCGTTCTCCGAAAAGAGGAATGCTTCTAGCACCAGCGGTGGCCCAGCGTAGGGCCGGTGGAGTGCTGCGGTGATAACCTTGCTGTTGGGGAAGCCGAAGGTCACAGCCTCGCGCGAGACTATGACGTTCTTCCCTTCGTACCTGCCGTAAGCGGCGCCGCAGTCACAGCTGCGCTGCTTCGCAGAAGTGAGGCTCACGGCCATTAGGCAGTGACGGCAGTAGATGAGAATCACTCGGGCACCTCCTTCGGCGGGAAGCGCGCCGCTGCGAGCCACGTCCCACAGTAGGCCACTTCGTAGTTCAGCCGCGAGGCAATGTCCTTCTCCAGGCTGGCGCCGCGGGAGGCCTCCCACCCAGGCATCAGCGCAAGGCCATCACACTCCATGAGGGCGATGATGTCCTTCTTCATACACTGTTGCCAGGGATCACTCAAGGAGTTCAGCTCTGCCGGATTGACTACTTCGTAGCCTGCGCCGCGCAGCGCTTTGGCAGCGGCGTTGAAGGCTGGGAAGTTATGATCCGGGAGGCCGGTCATGGGACCGCAGAGGTAGAGCTTCATGAGGCCTCCTCCGCAGGCTCCGTGGAGATAATCTTCTGGACTTCCTCTGGAGTGCAGGTTGTGGGGTCCAGCCCACCCATCTCCACGGCTGTGTCCAGCATCCGACAGACTTCCGAAAGCTCACCCTGGAGGTCGTCCTCATTGCTGCCGCGCAGCTGTGCCAGGTTGTGGCCGTCGTACTTGATGTAGCCCAGGAACTCTTTCCCGATGCGGAAGGTTTCGTACTGGAACACCTGGCCCGGACGACGCCCCGAAGGCTTCGGAGTGGTGCTCACCTCAACCTCCCCGGTGTCGTCCTCCGGAAGGGTCATGGCGAGCCCCTGCTCGTAGCGACGGAGCGAGGCCTCCACAGCTTCCTTCGTGATCGGCTGCATGTACTGACGGATCTTCCCGTGGGCAAACGGCAGCATCTGCGGGTTCTTGTCGCAGCCCCACGCCACTCGACTGAGGCTCGCCGCCGCGGCAAGGCTGTTGCCGCTGCCGAAGAAGGTGTCGCACACCACGTCACCTGTGAAGGTGAAGCGCTCCACAAGCTCTCGGTAGAGGCTCATGGGCTTCTGGTTGGCATGGACTCGCTCGCTGCCGTACTCGGCGTCGTGGACGAGTACGTTGCTGCAGCCCGGTTTCATCAGCCTGCCCTTGCCCAGGTTGACTACGAGGATCAGCTCCATGAAGTTCTTCGCATGGAGGTGTGGGAACCTGGGTTGGTTTCGGCTGTTGGGCCTGTACCAGATCCAGGGGAAGGGCTCGGGTCGGAGGAATCGGCACTCACCAACGGAGGCCCCAGCGAGAGTGCAGCGAGCAGGATATTGCGCATGCCTGTAGGCGCCATGCACTGCGCAGCAGTCTTGGGCCAGCTCTTCGATGTAGTCGTAGGTTTCCTTCCCGGCGAAGAACACCAGCCATCCTGTTTCCCGAGTGGCCTTCACCAGCTCCGGCAGAAGGTTCTTGTAAAGCTCCGCTGCTTTCTCCGGATCGTCGTCGTAGGACGACAGGTGCTCCCCTTCGGGGGTGAGAGACTTCTGCCCCTGCTTCCAGTAGTTGTAGCCATAAGGGCCGTCGAGGAGCATGAGGTCTACGCTGTTGGGCAGAAGCTTCCGCGTGAACTCCACAGCCTCCTCCGTACGGACGCGCTCTTCGATCGGCGCCACGGGAGCAGCGTAGGGCGCGGCGCCGTTGGTACTCCCCGGGGTGCTGGTGCCAAGCACCTGGGCGGCCCTGGTTTCATGTTGCTCCAGCAGCTTCCCAGCCTGCAGCGCCGCGTTCTTGCTACTTGCCTTGCGTAGCCCCGGGTTCTTCTCCAGGATCTTCGCCGTGGCTACGTCTCGGGAGAAGGTTGCCTGGGACTCACCCAGCTCTCGGGCGATCTCACCGTCGGTGATGGAGGGATTTTGGAGTCTGCGGAGCTCCGCAATCTCGCGCTTCGCGTCCACCTCCTCCTGCCAGGTCATTGCCTTCCGTTTAAGGTTTTCGTTCAGTTCAAGTTGGCGGTGCTTGATCTGGTCCATCTCCTCCCGGCCGAAGGCCTCGATGGTTTCCCAGCCCAGCAGCGCCGCGGCGTTAAGCCTCCGCCCTCCGGCTACCAGCACCCACGGTTGGCCTTCGTAGTCGTCGAAGCCCTCTTCCTTCTCCACCTCCTCCCGGCCAGGAGGCCGGACGGTGATGGGAGTGATCTGCCCATTGTCCTTGAAATCGTTGAGGAGATCCTCCATCTCCGTCTTGCCGTAGTCCCTGCGGCGGCGCCGCCCGATGTAGATTTCATCCAGCCGCAGTTTCATCGCGCCTCCTCAGCTTGCGGAAAAGGGTGTGCGAAGGCTCAACGCTGACCAGCATCACTGTCTCCTCGTCGATTACGAACATCGTCTCTCCGGTGAGATCCGCAGGCCTACCCTCCACCGCCACCAGCTGCTGGTAGCCCATTGCGTAGGCTAGAGCCTTTGCAAGCATAGGCGCGAGTGAAACTGGAATGCTTTGCATTCTTCCCTCTTTGCAAATTGTAAAAAGGTTACCGGCGTTTCCTCCGACGCTTCGCCTCCTTTTTGAGAAGTGAAATGCGCAGGCGCTTCGTTTCGCTATATACCTGGCTGTCGATGCCCGGGGTTTCCTGAGTGAGCCACTGGCTGCAGGCGATTTCCAGCTTTTGCATGAGGCGATGGCCCTGTGCCCAGGTGTACTTGTAGAGTGGCCTCTGGAGCTTCGCCGTGTCGTCCTGGATGATTTTGTCGTAGATCGAGTGGATCTCCGCATGGTGGTTGCGGCAGATTCGAACGACATCCTCCGGCCGAAATTCGTAGTAACGCCGCCGGAACTCTTCCCAACGCTCCTGCCCACTTCGGTGAGCCCAAGCGTTCAGCCACATAGCCTCGCCCCTGCGGTGGTGACGGTCGAGTGTGCCAAGCCAGCGACATGCTGGCTTGGCACACCCGTTGCCGGCGACCCCCGACAGGGAGACGCCTAGGCGAGTCACCGTCCTTCCATGTGCTTGATGCGGTTGGTCTGCTTCGTCTCACCGTTCTTCTGGTAGGACTCCACAGCAACCTGACCACGCCACCCCTTGTTGACCAGCTGGTCGGTGTCGTAGTCGTCGTCCGTCCAGGACTCCACCGTGTCCTTACCGAAGATCGCCTCGAAGTAGCGCTTCAGCGCTGCGAGGCCGGGGTCGGACAGCGCGCCCTCCTTCGTGCGGATGTTGATGTAGTCCCGGTACTGCTTGCCCTGGTACTGGCCGTCCTGGAACTCGCTGATCACGATGTAGGCGATCGGGTCGTCGGTGTCCAGGTTGGGGAACTTCCCCTTGTTCTCGACCTCCTCGATCTTCTTGATCTCGAAATCGTAGACGGAGGGCTCGAACACCTGGAAGTCGGTGCTGACGTCAGCCATCGAAGCCTTGATCTTCGCCATTGTGTCCTCTGGAAGTGTAGGTTGTGTGCGTGTACTTCAGGCGGCGTAGCCGCCACTGCGGGACGCAGGCTCAGTCCTCGTCCCAGTCCGACTCGTCCTCTTCGTCGTCCAGCTCATCCTCTTCCCATTCGTCGTCCTCCCAGTCGTCGTCCTCCAGCTCGTCCTCGGAGAAGGCGTCCTGCTCGCCCGGGACTTCCTCCGGAAACTCCGAAGGATTGATTTCGTAATCCACCGCTCTGTCGCCTCTCATGCTTCCTCCCTGCGTTGGGGTTGAACAGGATAACGCCGATCAGCGCTATCCCAATGAAGGCCGCTACGGTGACGCCCACAGCCAGAAGGGCGATCTTCGCCACGGCCCAGAGGAAACTGCTCACGCCTTCGAGAAGAAGGGAGCCACCGACGACCACTCCGCTTTCAGCGTGCCGGAAGGCACACCGTGGCGCGTCTTGGCCTGCTTGCGCATTCCGGAGGATTCGGTGTGAAGGGTGCTCCAGGGAGTCTTCGATTCCATCGTGCCCTTCGATTCGGTGAACCAGACCTCATCGAAGTAAATCCCGATCTTGCCGGAGAGCTGACCACCGACCAGGGGAAGCAGTTCCTTGTCGGCGGTGACAAGGTTCTCGTCGCGCTTCACGTGAGCAGTGAACACCAGCTGGACGGGCCACGAACACAGTTGCTCGATCACGCGCTCCATGAGACGAAGCTGGCTGCCCCAGTGTTGGACCTCGATGGGCGAATCGCCAGTCTTGCCCCCGCTGCGGAGAACGTAGTTCATGCAGATGTTCGCCATCGTGGTGATGGAGTCGCCGCCCAGGGTTTTGAAGGGCCACTCCCCCACTTCGATCTTCGGCCACACCTGCTCGTTGAGGTACTTGATGAACCCCGGCCAGGCCTCGCCCCACGGGTAGATTCCCTCTTCGAGGGTGGCCTCCTTCTTGACCTTCACGCCGAAGGGCGCATCCTTGAACGTCTGGAATTCTACGTCCATGTCTCGCGCCGCGGCCATCCCCTTGTCGAAGTCGAGGACGAAGGGCTGCGGGCACGTTGCAAGGAAGCGTGTCTTACGGCTCCCGCCATCCCCGACGACGAGGATTTTGGGGTAGGGGTTCGTCTTCAGATCCTTCGCGTTCGGCATCGAGAAGCTCCACGGTGAGGCGTATATGTTTGCCCAGGAGGGGCCGGAGGAACTGGATGATGGACTGGTAGCCGTCGTCGCCCTCCACAGTGAGTTCCAGTCCAGGCCCAAGGATGGGGCCGGAGACTGTGGTGGCGCGTAAGCGCCCCTCAATCGCTGACATCGAACACCTCCTGCGCGGTGCGCGGCGCGGCGCCCTCCCACGTAGGGGCGGCGAGGATCTCGCTGGTGCGGAAGATCCTGACTTCCTCCCTGTCGATCCTGACCTTCACGCCGGAGGTGGAGGCGAAGAGCACCGTGTCGCCTACGCCGACAGGGAAATCCATGTCGCCCTCTGGCTCGTCGCCGCCGACTTCCAGGACTTCGCCCAACACCAGTGACTTGTCCGAGGGCAGCCAGATCCCACCCACCGTTTCCTCCTTAAGAGGAAGGACTACGATCCGGCCCGGCATCGGGTTCCAGGTGATCTTTCCCTTGCGCTCCATCGGTGAGCACCTCGTCGTTGGAGTAGCGCTGGTCGCACTGTGGACAGTACCAGCACCTGCTGGTGATTGACGGATAGGGCTCCAGTGCGTGTCCTACTGGGCACCGTTGGGAAAACTTGAAATTGGACTTGGGCATCAGGCCTCCGACAGTGGCCAGGTTGCTCCACAGAAATGGCAGTAACGCCACACTTCCTTACCGATGATCGTCTGTGCGTGCGAAGCACCAGGGAGAGCGACGGTCACGCTGTACTCGGCGCCGCAAGATTTGCATGCGACGTACTCCGTAGGGTACGGCGTCGGCGGACCCTTTTCGAAGATCTCCTTGAGCCTGGGGCTAAGCAAGTCTGAGAACTTGCCCCTGACTATGGCCATCAGTCCTCCTTCGGCCCGATCGTGATGATTGCAGGGTTGACGGTGCCCTGCGCCTCCGGCGCGCCGCCAAAGCTGGCGTTGTGCAGCTTCCTCAGGGCTTCGCCGTGAACCCAGAAGTGGGCCAACGCTGCCACTGCCGCGCCGTACATGAAGCCGGTGATGCCCTCCGTGTCTGCCTCGTGGGAAGTCCTCTTCCAGATGTCCTCCAGCTCCACGCCGGCGGCAAGCCACTCCTCCATCAGGTTGCCCCACCGCTCGCCGTAGGCGACGACTGCCTTGCCGTAGGCGTCTTCGCTGTTGATGGCGACGTAGTTGTCGTAAGTGGTCTGAAGCCCCTCTTTGATCTTCATTCAGCCCTCCGGGTCCATGAGTGTCAGCTCCAGCTCCTCGCCGCCAGCCACGGTGATGGTGCAGCTTGCTGCGTTGGCCTGCTTGTCTACCTCTCCGATCATCGTGATACGATCCAGCCCCGGATGTTGCACGTGCTGGAGGACGTAGCGGATCTCCTCCATCAGCTTGGCGATCTGCTCTCCTTTCATTCGTCTACCTCCAGCGGATTCCAGGGGTTAAGAGGAAGCTGTTGCAGCGCCCGGTAGCGGAAGCTCGGGGCCTTGCTGCAGAGGTCATGGTAGCCGCACAGCCCGAACTTACGGCTGCATCCGTTGTCCCCGAAGTGGCCCACCGGGAAGGGGTAGTCGGCAGGGTCGCCACTGTGCTCCAGCCAGTTGCTGTGCCGTTCCTCCCACGCCTCGATCTCTCGCGCCAGCCTTGTGATCCAGGCATTGGTGTTGTGCGTCCACTCCAGGATTTGCTCCCTCGTGAAGGTCACGAACTGCTGCTCGAAATTGGTGCCGGACTTGATGCAGTGAATCACGTTGATCTGCACCCCGGCAATCCGCAGCCCCGGGGCAAGCTGCTGCGCCGCCCAGGTGTAGCCCAGCATCTGGTTGGAAAGCTCGAACCCGCTGAAGTAGTTCTTATCCAGACGGCTGGTGGTCTTGTGGTCCTGCACGTAGTGCAGTCCACCGACCTCGATGATCCGGTCGATCTTCACAGCCCACGGGTGGAGGAGTCCGCCGCCCTGAATGTTGGCCGACATCTCCACCATCGGCTCCTCCGGGAAGCCCACAGTCTTGGCGAACTCAGCTGTGGGCGATGCCCCCCATTTCTGGCGGTAGCGCTGGAAGTCCAGCACGCCACGCTCCAGCGTGCGGTACTCGCCCTCCTCCTCCACACCGTGCTCCTTCCACCAGCCACGGCCAGCCATTTCGGCAAGCTCGGGGCTGCCGGTGCGGTAGTACACTTCGAGGAGCTTGTGCATCAGGCTGCCGTAGGCCAACGCGGGGCTCCGCCCGGCGCCGCGGCGATGCAGGTACATGCTGTACCAGTACTCCCGGGGGCACGCCATGTAGGCGCTGAGCGCCGTGTTGTCGAGGGGGCGCTGGATCACTGGGAGGGAAGTCACTTAGCGCCCCCTCTTGTAGCCAGCGAGAACCTCTGCCTCTTTCCTGTCCATTACCAGCCAGGTCTTCGGCCGTCGGTCGCCCGGCCAGGCGAAGTCGTCGAACTCCTCCTCGTTGTAGCAGAAGGCCGCCGCGTCGAAGGGACCGTTCTGCACTACGCAGATCACGCCCTTCCCTGCCTGGAGCGCACGCCGCGCCTCATTGAGGCTCACGGCCGTGGCTCCGTAGTACGTCATGATCTGGCCAGCCTTGTCCTGGCTGTTGGGAACTTCGATGTAGTATCCCACTCTCGCTTCCCTCTTTGCAAATTGTAAAAAGGATTGAGCGAAGCCCTCACCTCGCCCGGTTACCTTCCCACATGGAGCGGATCTGGGAGTCGATCACCTCCGAAACCTCGGGCATCTCCCGCGTGGCGTCGAGGAACGCAGAGAGACTGGAATTGATGAACCACTTCACGGCACCGTACTGGGGGAAGCGTCGCTTGAACTCGTCGTAGAGTTCCTGCGGAACATCGCTCCCGAACTCGACTGTCGGGGCAGGCATACGAACCTCCGGGGTGGGGGACATGCGCGACATCGGGGGTACGCATGCAATATAACAGTCTGAGGACGTTTTGTCAAGTCTGCCCACGCATCATGCATCGGCCAGGAGAACACACCGTTGGGCAACCAGGACACCAATCAGGCTGCGGAGCTTGCTGCTGGGCCATGCCCATCATCTGTGAGAAGCGTGCGGCTTGCACCTGAAGCTGTTGCTGCGCAGCGCGCTGTTGTGCCATGAGCAGAAGTTCTCGTTGTAGTTGCTGCGACATGAATCGACAGCCGCCGACAGGACAGCCACCAGTCTGGCAGCCTACGCAGGACATGAAGCTTGGTTGAGTGGTCGCCAGCTGGCCAAGGGTGTTGATGTAGTTCTGCTGCGCAGCTTTCTCTTTTTCTCTACGCTCCCTGTCTGCGACACTCGAAGTGAGCATAGCGAACTCGTGCTCCAGCTGACGGTCCGCCGCAGTGAGGTTGTAGACCCAACGATCCTCCGGAGGAAAGTTGTAGGTTTGGGCCTGGAGGATCTTCTCCTCTGCAAGCTTCTCCGCCTGGGCGAGGCGCCGCTCGTGGTGGTCCCGGCGGAACCAGAACCACCACGCACGCACGAGGCGCCACAGCCTCCTCACCTCCGCTTCGCGGGAAGGATAACTTCGTAAAGGGTAGCCTTCGCCCGGGTGATGGCGACGTAGGCCAGGTTCTTCTCCTGCTCCTGCTGCCACGGCTGCTTCGCGTAGGGCGAAGGCATGTACTGGTTGCGCCCGTAGAGGAACACGTTGTCCCACTCCCGGCCCTTGGCCTTGTGGATGGTGGCGAGGGTGAGGTTGCGCACTCCGTCCTGGAACATGGAGGAGATCAGGTTGCGCAGCGGCTCCAGCCCGTCGTCGTCCTGGAAGTTCGTCATGAGGACGAAGAGGGTTTCCACCTTGTCCTCCGTGGCGCCGAGCTTCGCAGCCTTCTTGGGGTTCTCGTCGGCGCGTGCGCGCTCCTTCTCGAGGAACTCATCGAGCTTGGAGCGAAGCTCCTCGATGGTAGTGGCGCCGCGCCATTTCTTTGTGAGGGCGATGAGGCCCTGGCCCAGCTCACGTCCCTCTACGTGGCAGGGAATCCTGCGCTTCATGTAGCCGAAGGCTAGCTCCACGAGGGGCTTCATGTTGCGGCAGAGGATCGCGTCCTCGGCGCCGGGGGTGAGAGCCTGGAAGAGTGGAAGCTCCAACTCTACGACTGCGCCTTCCGGCGCCGACGGTGCAGCCTCAATGTGGGACACCAGCTGGCGGGCGTGCGCCACCACAGCCTTCGGGCACCTGTAGGTGACGGTAAGGGGAAGCTCCACGCAGCTGAACTCCCGGGTGATGAGATCGAGGGCGTCGCTGTCTGCGCCGGTGAATCCGTAGATCGCCTGGTGCCGGTCGCCCACAGCGACTACCCGCCCACCCGGGGCGAGGATGCGACGGACCATCTCCCGCCGCGCGGCGTTGGTGTCCTGCGCCTCGTCCACGAACACTACGGCGTACTTGTGGAAGAGGGCTCGGCGCAGCACGGGCAGATAAATCATGTCGTCGAAGTCGATGATCTCCAGGCCTAGCTCGTTGCTGCGCGTCAGCGCCTGGAGGCACCAGGCGAGAGCGGTGTCGATGCTGGCATCGTCGGCGGGCTTGCGCTTCCACCTGTCGCCACCGTCGTCCTCGGCCAGCATGTCCTTCAGGTCGAAGTGGTCGATGATTTCCAGCCAGGGCTCGTCGTCCTCCATGTCGCAGAGGACACCGAAGAGCGACTGCTTCGCAATCGAGCAGGCCTTGGCTACGAAGGCCCGAAGGGCCTTGGGCACCCGGATCTGCTCCATCACCACGTCCATCTTGTTGGCATCCGTTCGGGCCTTCGGCGCCATGCCCTTCCAGGCACGGAGGCCCACGGAGTGGAAGGTCTTGGCCGCTACTTGCCCTTCGCTGATCCCCGCCGCGGCGAGCTTCCGGCCGATCTCGTCTGCGATGGCTCGGTTGAAGGCGAGGAACGCGCCGTTGGAGGCGACGAGTCGGGCCAGCTCCACAAGCGTCGTGGTCTTGCCGGCCCCCGCCACGGCCTCGATGGTGAGGTTGTCCCGCGATTCGCGGTAGCGTCGAAAGATTTCCTCTTGCTGTGGGGAGGGAGTGAAGCTCCGCGCCGTGGGCACGTACTCCGGAACCTTCACGCCTCCCAAGTTGATCTTGCCCATTAGAACTCCAGGTTGAAGGTTATCTTCGACAGATCGAGGTTCATCCTGCGCTTGTCTACGACGAACACTACTGGCTCCTCCACCGTGTACCACAGAGGCAGCGGCGGATGCCGGTAGTCACCTGCCAGGGCGAGGGCGCTGTTCCGTGCCTGGCGCCGCCGCCAGTCTGGGTGAAGCCTTTCGCGCGGCGCCGTGGCCGGAAGGTATGACGACGTAACGACAGGTATCCCCAGGATCTCGTTGTAGCGTGCCTCCTGCGAGGCAGGCACTGGTGGCAGGAACTGGTTAAGTACCTGCGGATGCATCATCAGCTCCTTGCCGATGCGAGCGTGAAGCTCCTTGAAGATTTCCTCTAGGCGTTTGTTCATTCAGAGATCCTCCTCTAGCTGAGTAACTGTCCCGCAGTCGTGGGTGTCACATACCCACTCCGTGTGGACAGTGGGCTGGACGTTGGTGTAGTATACCAGTGCTAGCGTTGCGTTCTTCCGCATGGGCCGGTGACAGCCGCCGCAGATCACCCGCAGAATTTGGTTATCCGGCGGCGACTCCTCGGAGACGAAACGTCTAGGTTGCCACATCATCAGGGTTCCATCCCAGGGGCACGAGATCCTCCGTGCGCGGCGTGAGCGTGAGTGCTCCCTCGATCTCGAACATCACGTAGCCTTCGGCTTCGCCCTGCTGCCATAAGTACACCAAGTCCTCCCGTGTGAGGGAGTGGTTGGGTAGGTACACCTTGTCCTCGCGCCGCTGGCGCCACGCCTGAAGGACGCCCACGCAGCTTAGCTCGTCGTCGGCAATGACCCTCGTGGAGGGCGTATCAACCAGGATCTGTACCTTCACCTCGCGCTCAACGCGCGGCACAGCAAGCACGGACGACGAGGACTCCACGACGATGTTGTAGTAGCCGTACATGGCTGCCAGTTCCGGAAACCGCTCGGCGTTCTCCGCCGCTGCGAAGAGCGCTTCGCGCACCTTGTAGGCGTGGCGCCGCGCCGAGCCCGGTGAAACTTCCCAGCGCACGCGGCCTCCGGCAGCGAGCTGTCGTATGTGAGGGAGCATACGCTCCACTGTGATGGGACTACGGCTGAAGGCCACGCGTACCTCCCCCCCGCTGGGGCGTGGTGAGGGTAATCCGCAGCGGGAAGCCAAGCTCGTCCGTCTGCAGCGTGAGGGGTCTGCCGCCGTCGGCGATGGCGCGCAGCTCCCGGGGCTCTATCTGGAGAATGATCTCTTTCATCTTTTTGCAATTTGTAAAAAGGTCACTTGATTTCTTCCCAGTTGAAGAGCGTTGGCTTCTCGGGCTGGAGATCTCGGGAGAAGATGAGATCACCTACTTTGTTGCATCCTTCAAGCCATACCTCCTCGAGACCTTCACCTGTTTGAAGCTGCAGGTTATGTGCCTTGAGGATGGCATCTATCTGGTTAGCCACATCTTCAAGTTCCTCTGGCGTGTGCACTACTACTGGCACTCGCTGCTTCGGACGAGGGCGCTGGAGCTTTGGCTTGTCCTCCCGGCGGATGAGCCCCAGGTAGTGAGGCTCTTCCTTCTTTTCGTTGTCGCTCATGTGAGTACCTCTCCTGCAAGGCCGATCACCCTTTCGATGGGCACCACGTAGAGGGCGCGAGCGCCTTGCCAGTCGGTGTACTCCACGGTGAGGGAGTACTTGTTGAGGTGGTGGATGGTGGCCTCGCGCTTTTTGCGCCCGTCCCGGGAGAAGTAGACCACTTGCTGGCCCGGGACGTAGCGCTGCACGGCGTCCTCGCGGAGGCTGCGCCTCCGGATGAAGCACAGGTTCTCGACTTCTCGCACGTCCTCTTCGGTGGCGCTGACGAGCAGCGCCGCGGCGATGGTGACGAGGGTTTCACGGTTCATGGGGCCTCCTTGAGGAGCTGGGCTGCCTTGTCGTAGATAGCTGTTGCCCCGTCAGTGCCGTGGAGTTCAGTGGCGGCGACGAAGAAGGCACCAAGAACTGCTTCTGCTTTGGGTGGGCGAGGATCACGCCAGCCAAAGATTCGCTCGGTGATGGTACAACCAGCGTACTCTACCTGTCCCTTCACAGCCCGTCGGTTGAGATCGCTGTTGATCTTCTCCTCCGGGCCTTCGTAGACGAGGATGCGAACGACTCTCACTGGGGCCTCCGGGGGGTTGCCTTGTGGATGATGCCCTCCGGCGGCGCCGGTAGGCTGAGGGTGTACACCGTGGAGAGCTCCTCGCGAGCTACGGAGTAGCTCTTCTCGGTGTCGAACTCCTGCACGAGGACGACGCTTGCATCGGGGTCCGACAGGACCCGGACGGGCCGACCGTTGGAAAGCATTCCTTGGATCTTGCTCATTAGAGTTTCCTTTCTCTGAGTCTCTGGGCCATCTGCTCCACTACGCCCTGCGATACGGCGCAGCGGGCAACCTCGATGGCCAGGGGGTGGTGGGCGCTGCCGCCTGCGCGGGTGATCTTGTCCATTAGCTCCCTGCCAAGGGAGTCGAGTTGCTGTGCGATCTCGTCGGCCTTGTCGCTGAGTTTCATTTGTTCCTCCCGGCGAGCCAGTTCTGTACGGCACGGTGTGGCGTGAGTGCGATGCCGCACTGGTTGAGCACGGCGCGGCTGTCCTCGCGTGAGATATGTGCTACGGTGGCCGGCGCCGCAGCCCACACAAGCGTGCCGCCTTCGGCGCACATGGCCACGAGGGAAAGGTTGTGTTCTTGGATGAGCTTCATGGTGTGCTGGTTCATGGGAGGTTGTCTCCAAGACAGATGTGCGCCGCCCTGCCGTCCACGATGGCAATGACTTCCTCGCCTCGGCGCAGGCGTCTCCACCCCTGAGAGGTGAGAGTGAGCCTGCGGTCGGGGCTGTAGAACTGTCCGCTCAGGGTGAAGCGACCGTCTACCTCTTCGATGTCCCCGCCTCGATAGAGGATGATCAGCGTAGCTCTCATGGCACCTCCACGTTGTTGCGGTTGCACCAGTCCTCGACCGCCTCGGGTAGGTTGAGCCCGACGCCCGGGGCCATGAGGAGTGGACCGTCGGCCTCGCCTCCGATGAGGTCTACGAAGTCGAGTAGGCTCCCGCGCGTGCGCCACTCTTTGACAGCAGTGTGCGCTCGACCTACGTACCACTTTCCCTCTTCGGTGCGAAGCACGCTGAGGTTGTACCTCAGGATGGTGAGCCAGCAGTCTTGTGCACGCATCAGTTCTTCGGGGGGAAACAGGTGGATCGCATTTCCTGCTCGGACACCACTCTCTTGTCGGTGACGGTCGCATCGGAGAACGTAAGCCTCCAGATTGTCCGGCATCCGTTCTTGTGTTCGTCGCCGCAGCGGATGAACTGCTGATTGCCTACCAGACGAATGGTACCGAACCATTCGCTGCCACATGACGGGCAGGTGTAGGTCTCGCGGGCGCTCCACTTCATCGCTCGATTATCTCCACGTTAGAGTAGCGGTCGATGTTCTGCATGGCGATGATCCTCGTGGGATGCACGAGCCTGGGCTTGTGTGCCCAGGCTTTCCCCTCCTGCTCTATGACTCGCGCGTACATCAGACCCGACGATTCGCCCTGCGACCACTCGATGAAGGTGCCGGTGCGAGTCTGGCTCCCGGCGCCGCGCCAGACCAGGCGAGCGCCGTGCTTGATGTCGCTAAGCTTCGCGCTCATTGACCCTCCGCACGAACTCCTGCTCGGCGCGGCTGTCCCAGTCCACGTGGAGGGCCAGGTCCGCGTCGCTGTACTCACGGTAGGGGTTTGCGTCCTCGTGGGGCGGCCTCCCCGCAGCGTCGATCAGCCCCCAGAGATCCTGCGCCGCCGCCTGCATGGCGTCGATGAGGGCGTCGTGGTCGCACTCCCGATGGAGGATGGAGAGGGTGCCCGCCGGGAGGGACTGAAGCTCGCCCTGGTACATCTTGCCCTCCACCAGGTGGTCGCACGTCGGGCAGCGTGCGGCGATGGGCTGGCCCGGCGCCGCGCCGTTGCGTCCCACCACGAAAACCTTCCGGGTGTCAGTCATCGTTGTGCTCCTCTCGTTCGGGGTAGTCGTAGTCGGGTGCTTCGTCGAACCAGTTGCTGACGGTGCCCACCGCCTTGCAATGGGGGCATTGGTACCAGGTGCGGTTGTCCATCCAGTCGCGCTTGCACGCGCTGCAGTTGTGGTCCATGCAGGCCATTAGCGTAGCTCCTCCTCCAGGTTGTAGATGCCGGGCCAGGCCATACCGCGCCATACGATGCGCTTGATGGTGGCCTCGCTCAGGCCATACCGCTGGGCCAGGGTGTCGATGGTCGTCGGGTTCTGCTTGTCGGTGTGCAGGTAGAAGATCTCCCAGTTCCGGTCAGCGAAGCTGTTGGCACCGTGCATACGCAGGCGGTGCATCTGCCGCCCCCTGGAGGTGACGGAGGGAAACCCGCACACCGGGCACAGCAGCCTGCGCATCCTGGGCTTCGCCCGGTCGGCGTGCCGCAGGTTCTCGCCGGGGAACTGCACGAGGTTGTCGATCTTCAGTGCGCCCATCAGTTCCTCGCAATGCGGATGATGTGGACTGTGTTGTAGGGGTGGCGCCAGTCAAACACGGCGTCGAAGTAGAAGGCTGCGAATCTGTCCCACTCCCACCTGTGCATGGCCGTGGCCAGGAGTCGGGGCTCGAAGAGCCGGATCATTTCTTATGGCTCCTTTCCGCCATGATGACGCAGTAGAGGGCTGCGCACGCCATGCCTAGGGCTGCGTCCATCCCCGGCGAGGCCTTCGTCCTGCCGACGTTGACACTCCAGAGGAGAACCAGCGCCGCGCAGATGTACACCAGTCCGCCTACGGCCCACGCGCCGCGCCTCACTCCACCACCTCCACCCGCGCCGCGGGCACACAGACTTCACCCCAGAACCAGGTTCCGTCCGTCCGCTGCCGGTGCAGCAGCACCCAGAAAAAGCCCTCGGCCCAGTAACCGGGGCCTTCTTCGCCAGACTCAAGTCGCAGATTGAGAACCATAACCCACCTATTTGCAAATTGTAAAAAGGGGCGGGGAGGAGGCTTGCCTCCCCGCCCCGGCGGGGGCTAGAAGTGGATCGTCTCCGCGATGCGCTCGAAGATCCTGGGGTTGATCTCGCCCGGGAACTCCACCTCCAGCTGGGCGAGGGTGCGGACCTGCTCCGCGCGACGGCGGAGGTGCGCCTGGGCGGCGCGGATCTTCAGGAGGGCGGCGTCCGCCTCGGTGCGGACGGTGTACTGCTCTGCGAGGGCGAACTCGGCGTCGCGCCGACGGGACTTGGGGGTGTAGTTCTCGTTCATGAGAGTTCTCCTGGGTGAAACTCTAGCCAGGGCGCGCCCCTGGCGGCGACGAGCTAGCGCTCGTAGGACTTTCCGGCGGACCAGCCCGACTCGTGGATCGGCGTGCCGTAGATGGAACCAATGATCTTCGGCGGCGCCACTCCCTCCTCCACAACGTACCACTCGATCCACGTGCAGGCAGGGGGCGCGTGCTCGTCAGCGATGTCTACGCTCATTCCGGTGTCGACGCACAGCGCCACGCTTAGCGTGCGGCCGCCCTCGCGGTCCATGTAGCGGATAGCGTAGAGATCGTAGACCCACCGGGAAACGGGGATCAGGCACATGCTTTCCACTCCTCGTTGAAGTTACGGACTGCGGCGCGAAGCGCCTGGGGGTCGAGGTTGTCGGCAACATGGAGGGTCCACTCGGTGTGGCCCTTGCTGTTGCGCGCCTTCGTGGTGCGGGTTCGGATGCCTTCGGCGTCCCGCAGGAACTGCGCCGCCGCCGCGGCCTTGTCGTGGTCAGTGGTGCGAAGCGCCACCTGGGTGCCACCTCGGCAGGGGCAGCGCTTCGCTGGGGGCTCCTTCTCCACCCGGCGGGGATGCGCCCCGGTGAGGATGCCTTCGGCAACGCTTGCCGCGTCGCGCAGAACCTTGTCCAGCGCCGGCCCGGCGCGCAGGGCTTGCAGCCCAAAGACTACGAGCACTCCGTGAGCGGCGGGCACCGCCGTGAAAACCTGCGGCTGCGGTTGCAGGCGCACCTCCAGGCGGTCAGCCCACTGCGGCAACGCCGCCGCCAGGAGGGCCGCCAGGAGCGATTGCTCTTGCGTCACAGTCCGTGCTCCGTGCGGTAGGTTTCGTACATGCGCTGGAGGCTCTGTGCCCACTCCAGTAGGTCCGCCACCCGATCCTCCATATCGGCGTGCTGGATACCTTCGATGTCGTCCGCGAGGCGTTCGGCATTCCGCTCAATGTGCCGCGCCGCACGGTGCAGCTGGCGGCTCGCCTCCGTCCATCCGTCCACGGGTAGGGCTCGCATGTTGTTCCTCGCAGGTTCGGCGCCGCGCCGCCCGGACCCCCCGGGTCGCGCACCCCCGGCGTTGCGGGGGATGGTACCAATATAATCGTCTGGTCCACGTTTGTCAAGTCTGCGGTGGAAACTCGTTTCCGCAGGCGCCGTGCGCCCCGCCGCCTGCTCCATTTCTTCCGTCCGTCCATCCATCCATCGGCCTCCGGCCGGGGGCGTCCATCCACCAGGGCAGTCCACCCACCAGGGCAGGGTTGGTGCCCCGGGCCTGCCCCCGCTAGTAGTTAGTTAGAAAAAAAAATTTTTAAAAACTGACTACTGCACAGGCCTGCCCCCGGGCGTCGCCGGGCAGGGTTGGCACAGGTCAGGGTTGGATGTCCCCCGTGGACGGACGTGTGCCCCCGAACGGGCGGTGGATGGATGGATGGGCGGAACGTGTGGATTGCTCCCAGGCGCGAAGCGCCCCCCCTGTTTGCAAATTGCAAAAAGGAAAGCGCCATCGAGCCTGGATTGCTCGATGGCGCTTTGCGTCGGGTCGCGCGAGGGTTACTACACTACTCTACGGCTCTGCCGGGCTTCAGCCCGCGTCGGCCTCGGCGTCCATCGCATCCAGCTCCGCCTCGGTGAACTGGCCACCGGCCAGGATCATGCCCCGAACCTTCGCGCGCTGGGTGCGCGGAAGCGCCAGGTACATGTCCCGGGCAGTGGCGCGGGCGCTGTCGCGGTCGGCCTCCGCCTTGGCCTTCGCGGCCTCGGCCGCGGCAACCTTCCCGCTCTTGCCCTCACCGCGCTTGCGCGGCGCACCCAGGCGGAACTCCTCCGCCTTCTTCTCGACGTCGGCCCGAACCTCCTCCGCGTCGCGGTCCTTGTACGCCTCGTCGTTCAGCGTGTCCTTGATAAACTTCTGAATCGTGAGGCTGAGCCCCTGGCCGTTGATCGCGTTGAGGATTACCTCGTCCGCGTTGACGCCTTCGGCGGTGCTCACCCGGCTCTGCCGGAACTCGTCGAGCGTCGTGGGCAGCGTGTACGTGAACTTCAGCCCCTTGAAGCGGGCCGGATACTCCAGTCCGTTGTCCTTCTTGAGCTCGAAAGTGGTCTGCTGTGCCATTGTGCCCTCGTTTGGGAGAAGTGTCGTGGTTGAGGGGGCGAATGCCCCCGTTGCCCTCCGGCTTCCCCCTCGCGTGACCCGTGTTGTCAATCAGCCCCGTGCGGCCCCGCCGCCCCGTGCGATCTACCACCAATGTAACCCCCGGCGAGCTGGATGTCAACACCTACCACACAAGTGTTTCCACCCCGTTCCCCGCCCGGAGCGCGCACACGCGAATGCAACCTCCATGCCAAAAGAGGTGATTCTCCTGCCCTGGGACACTTTTTCCGAAAAATCGCTCCCGGGCCGCAGTGCCTTTTTCGGAAAAGTTTGTTTCCCGCAGCGCCGGGTTTTTCCAAAAAACTGACCCTTCGGTTTTTCAGCGGTTTCGCGCCAGGATGCCCCACGCCGCGCGATCGCCTGGGGCGAGGGTAGTGGTGGCCCCGGCGGCGCCGCGCCCCGCACAGGCGATCCTCGACGGGAACTGTTGTTCCCCCGGGGAGGCTTGCTTGCTGGCCAGCAAGTGGCGCGCAGCGCCCCTGGCGCCCCAGGCACCTGCGCCCTCGCGCCTCGCGCCTCTGGCGCCTGACCCGACCCCAAAAACCGGGAGTCGCCAGATGGCGAAACAGCTATCTCCTGATCGCCACAGATCAGGGAAAACCAAGGTGCGCAACTCCGGACCTCCGAAGTCCCGCAAGTGCCCCCTGGGCGGGGATTGCGGCCTCGGCCTAGGGCCGTTAACTTTCAACTGCGCCGGAGGCGCGCGGCGGGGCGCCACTATTTGCAATTTGCAAAAAGGAGAAGTCCAATGGCTGAGGACAAGAAGGGGAGCGCGGCGCCAACGGGCGCCCAGGCGAACCTCGGGACGACTGCGGCGGACGTGCGGCCCAGCGCCACGGCGCAGCGGGAGGCGGAGGAGAGTGCGATCCCGCGAGGGAAGGAGCGGGGAAGCCAGCTGGAGATCGCCGGAGGGGAACCGCAGCCCGACTTCGCGGGGCCGACGCCGCGGAAGCCCACGGGGCTGCAGGCAGAGGAGGCCCTTTTTACTACTAACGGCACGGTACCTGGCGGCATGGTGGGCTCGCCCACGGGGCCAGTGCCAGTGGCGGCCGTTGCTGCCTCGCCGGAGCAGGCGGAGGAGCTGCTAGAGCAGCGCGAGAAGGCGCTGAAGCGCGAGGGGCGGCGCAGCGCGCTGGAGGTGGAGCTTACCGACGAGGAGATCGACCGGATGAGCGGCGCCGAGCTGCGCTCCGTGGCGCTCGCCCGGGGCTATCGGGACTTCCCGGAGGCTGGAACCCGCGCTTCGCGGGAGGCGTTCCGGACGGCGCAGGAGGAGGACGAGCGGTTGCAGGAGCGGCTGCGCGCAGGACGTAAGCGCACCGCACGCAAGCGGGCTGAAGCCTGAGCCCAACGGCCCCCCAGTGGGGCGCACACTCCCTGGGGGGCCTCATGAGACTAGAGAAACTTGGACTCGCCGCGGGGGCGCTGCAACCCTCCCTCAGGACTCCGGAGAACGACGCGGAGCTTGAGGCGCTCTTCAGCGCCGCCCTGGAAGGGCGCCTACCGCGGCAACGGGAGCTGAAACCCTACGAGCCTCAGACGCTCAACGAGCGCCACCTGGCAATTGTCATGGCGAGGCACGCGGGCTTCAAGCAGCGCCAAATTGCCCAGGTTTTCGGTGCCACGGAGACTAACATCAGCATCATAGTCAACCATCCCGACGCCCAGTATATCCTGGCACGGCTTTCGGCGCGGCGCGGCGGGGAGGAAACGCCCATTCAGCGCCGGCTGGCGGAGCTAAACGAGCCTGCGCTGGACGCAATCGAGGCTGTTTTCGACCCGGAGCTGGAGATTGACCCAGTAAAACGGGCCAACATGGGCTTCAAGGTGCTGGAGGCCAACGGGCATTTCAGGCCTAAGAAGGTCGAACACGAGCACAACGTGCAGCTGAAGGGCTCGGAGCAGCATCTTGGGCTGCTCGCCGCGGCGCTGCAGGAGAGTCGGGCGCTGCCGGAGCCTATTATCATGGAGTTCGACCCAGAAACGAAGACTTTCTACGCTCCTGGGAGCGGAGTCGAGGGCAGCTCGCGACCCGAAACTCTTCCTTCGGACACTGGGGCGCCCTCACCCAGTGGCTCCCAGGAGCAGCCTTCGGCTGAGGAGGGGTCTTGACGGCCCCCTCGATGGGGGAAATCGCAGAGGAAGTTCGTGCCTTCGGCAGTGAGGAGCGCGAACTTCTACGAGCTACTGCCCAGAAGGACCTCTACGTCTTTTCGAAGGGAATCCTGGGCTATCCTGACGTGATTCCTGAGGTTCACGGGCCGCTCTGCAAGAGGCTCGTGGAGTCGCCCAAGAGGCGCCGTCTGTGGTTGCTGCCCCGAGGGCACCTGAAGTCCACTGTAGCCACGGTTGCGGACAGCCTTCGGCTGGGAATCGACAATCCAGACGATGCGCGAATCCTCATCGTCGGCGAAACCGCGACGCTAGGCGAAAAGTTCCTCAGTGAGATCAAAAATCACTGCATGAACAACGAAGTCCTGCGAAGTTTGTGGCCGGAACTCATCCCGGAGCGCTTCACAGGGCCTGGCGTGCAGTGGTCGTCAACGATGGCAAGTCTTCGGCGCAGCAGCGCCCACAAGGAGCCTACGTGGCAGGCCATCGGTGTGGGTGGAGCCTCCGTAGGTTCGCACTTTACGCGCATTAAGGCTGACGACCTTATCGGTTTCGAAGCGGCGCGTAGCGCCGCCGACATGGCCTACGTGATTGCGTGGGTGTCGAACATCGAGCCCCTGCTAGTAAACCAGCATAGGGACATCATCGACTTCATCGGCACCCGCTGGCTTCGCAACGACGTCTACAGTTTCGTCATGGAGGCCTACGGCGAGGCTCTAGAGGTCTACACTCGCCAGGCCATCGAAGATGGCAAGATCATCTTCCCCAATCTGCACACCTGGGAAGAGTATTCACGGATTCAGCGCATCAACCCGCTGCAGTGGGCAGCCCAATACAACAACGCTCCCATTGCTGCTGGTCACGGCGACTTCCCCGTAGGGAATATCCTCAACTTCATGCTCACGCACGACAACGATGAGGTTGTCGCCAGCGACCGTCGCTACGAAGTAGCGCAGCTAGACCGGGTGCTTGCAGCCGACCCTAACTCTGGGAGCCTCGTGGCTCCTGACGCCGCGGCGATCAGCGTGCAGGGCTACGGTCCGCGGAACGAGGTTTTCGTTCTAGACTCCTGGTCGGGCCGGGTTTCACCCTCGGACTTCGTGGACAAGATCTACGCGCTTGCACGGAAGTGGCGTGTGCGTGTTGTAGGAATCGAAAAGGCTGGCCAGCAGAACACGGAGCACTACTTCCGGCTGAAGGCCGAAGCCGAACAGTACAGCGTCCGTGTACAGGAGCTGAAGCCCCGGGGACGCGCAAAGGAGGACCGGGTTCGCGCCGCAGTGGAGCCCCTCATCCGCTCGCAGCTCCTCTACCTCCTTCCGTCGCAGACGATCCTGCGCCAACAGCTGGGCGAGTTTCCTGACACACTCCTTTGGGACGAGGTGGATGCACTGGCCTATGGCCCCGAGCTTGGGCGTAAGCCTCCCGATACGGAAAAAATCGAGCGGCGGCAGGGAGCGCTGAAGCGCCTCCTCACGCTACGCTCCCACCTTACGGGCTACTGATATGACATTTGCGCAGACGGTGGCAATCACCCCCGATACGTATATATCAGTAGTACTGCTTATCGCTGTGGTCGGCGCCGCGGTGAAGATCACCCTGCTGCTGGCAGAGATAAAGTTTGAACTCAAGGGCGTTCGCAGGATGGGCAAGCAGGTGGCCCACATGGAGTCTCACCTGCTGCTCTTCGAGGAGGACGTGAACAACCTCTTCGGTGCTCTGCGCAGCATGGACACACCAGAGAAGCTGCCCGAGTTGACGAGGAGGGCTCGCTTCCGGCCCTTTCCCGTGGAGGATAACGAATGACCCAGATGATCCGTACGGCCTGGAAGCTGCGGGGCGCGCTCTCTGCGGCGTGGATCCTGAGTTGTGCGTTTGTGTGGGCCTTGCGGCGCGCCTGGTTGAGTACTATCGGACTGGGAGCTGGCTTCGAGCATTTGCCGCCTCTAGAGCGTTTCAATATCTATTCCGATCTCGAGGCCATGACTCGGGTTCTCCAGGGCGTTATCTTCTTCCTCCTGGTGAGCCTCCACAGTCTTAGAAACGTCTTCCGTCACTTCGACTCAGGAGACTGCTGATGCGCTACGAACCTGCGCTACGTCACGGGATCATCGTGGGCCTTCTGGCCCTGGTGCTGCACTGGCTGGGGCTGGAATTCTCGGAGGCTCACCGCGGCGCCGTGGACAACCTGGTGGAGGCGCTGGTCGTGCTGCTGCCACTCGGCCAGGCGCTTGCGCAGGCCCTCCTCACGCGCCGTCGTGTGGTGCCTGTGGCAAAGATCGAGGATGGCGACTACATTGTCCCGCTGGTTCACCCGGGGCGGCACTACGAAGGCCACTAAGTCTATTTGCAAATTGCAAAAAGGGCGACGATGATTCCTCCTGAGCAGATTAACCCGGCGGCACTGAGATATCTCCTGGACTACCTTCGGGAGGATATTTTCCGTGCACTGGGAGAGCGGCGGCCCCTGGAGGAGAAATGGCTCAAGTACCAGAAGCTCTATAAGGCCCAGCCGGAGTCTCCGGTGAGGATGTTCCCCTTCCAGGGGGCGGCGAACGTAGTCCTGCCGGTGGCAGCGACGGACGTGGACACGATCTACAGTCGTCTGGCGGGGATTCTCTTTGGGCCGGAGAACTTGTGGAGCTGTACGGCGCTGAGGGAGGATATGATTGACTACGCGCCGCGGCTGCAGGAGTTTCTCAAGTGGGCACAGCGGGCGGAGTTGAAGGCCTACGAGGCGGTGGCCGACTGGCTGCTGGAGCTTTGTAAGCTCGGCACGGGGGTGCTGAAGGAAAGGTATCGTCGAGAGTCGAAGCTCGTTTATGAGTTTCGGGAAACGCCGCAGGGAACCCTGGCGCGACACCAGAGGCTCAATGTGCTCGACAATCCGAGGATTGACCATGTGAGCCTTTTTAACTTTCTGGTGCCGGCGGGCACAACTGATCACCAGGAAGCTTCGTGGAACGCCGAAAGGCTGATGCTCAGTAACGAGCAGGTGGCGGCTCGGGTGCGCGCCGGGATCTACTTGCCCGACGCCGCGCAGAGGCTGCTGGTTTCTAGGGGCCACGACAGGCCCAGTTGGCTGGAGGACGAGGCGCAGCGCGCCCAGGGTTTCCAGGCCGGTATCACTCGGAAGCACGAGGTGTGGGAAGTCTGGACGGACTTTGATCTCGGCCAGGGGCCGCAGGCCCTGGTGTGTACGATCCATCTGCCGTCAATGACCTACCTTCGGTACGACTACAACCCTTTCTTCCACCAGGAGAAACCCTACGACGTGGGGCGCTACCTGCGCCAGGAGAAGCAGTTCTACGGGATGGGCCTCTGCGAGATGCAGGAGATGTTCCAGGAGGAGGCCACCACGATGCACCGGCAGCGGTTGGACAACAACACGCTGAACAACGCGCCGATGATGTGGGCCAGGAGCGGCAGCGGCATCCGGGAGGACGAACCTGTTGTACCTGGGCGATGGTTCATCACACAGGAACCGGAGGACATCAAGGCGATTGCCTTCGGCCGGCTTGCCAACAGCACTGTGCAGGACGAACAGATGCTCATGCAGTACTCGGCACGCCGCACGGGAGTCAACGACTATGTGATGGGCAACCAGGCTGCGAGCATCGGCTACGCCACGGCGCAGACGAACATCATGCAGCACCAGGAGGCTGCGAAGCGCTTCGACCAGACGCTACGCGAGGCGCGAGTGGCCCTCAGCGGCGCCGGACGCAGGAGCGTGGAGCTTTACCAGCAGTTCAACACCTCCGGCAAGGAATTCTACGTTCTCGGTCAGCGCGACGGTGAGATGGTGAGGCAGATCCTCCAGTTCCCCCTGGAGCTTATCCGCCACAGCGTGGCTATCGACGTGACGGCTACGAGCGCCGCGCTGAACAAGGATGTGCAGGTCCGGACGAACACCATCCTGATGCAGCTGGTAACGCAGTTCTACCAGCAGATGTACCAGATGATGACCCTGGTAGTCAATCCGCAGATGCCGCCGCTGTTGCGTATGTTGGCGGAGCGGATGATTGTAGGCTCCAACACGATGATGCGCAGGGTGCTGGACTCCTACGACATGCAGGACGTGGACAGGATTATTCCGGATATCCAGGAGATCCTGGCACAGCAGCAGATGATGATGGGCGGGATGGGCTTCCCCGCGGCGCAGCCGCTTCCAGGGATGGCGCTTCCGCAACAGATGGCCGGCGCTCCAGCGCCGATGTTGCCGCCTATGGCGGCGTAAGAGGGCAAACCGCGAGGAAAAGGCTATGGCGACTCCACAGCAGTACATTCCCCAGGGGCCTCCGGCCCCGGCTCCGGCGCAGCCGGTGTACTATCACCCGACGACGACGCTGCCGCAGCAGTACCCCAACGCGGGCTACAGCGTCGATCACCTGCCTCCGCCGCCGCAGCGACAGGGCCAGCCCTACGCCGGAGGCGTGCCGGGGGCGGGGATGCAGCCACCCCTGTATCCGCAGCAGCCTGCTGCGCAGCAGCTGAGCGTTCAGCAGTGGGGTCAGCAGCAGCAGGCTGCGCAGCAGCCCCAGCTGCCGCCGCAGCAGTTCCCCCAGGCGCCCCAGCCTTACGGCTACCCGCAGGCGCCGCAGCCTGGAATGTACCAACAGCCTCCGCAGCAGCCTGCTGCGCAGCAGCCGCCACAGGGACGCGTGGTGCAGCTCGAGGACCACATGCGCCTCGACGGCGCGAATGTTCCTCCGGAGCTTCGGGGGCGTACCTGGGGCGAGGCCAAGCGGCTCTACGGTGCGCTGGCAACGAACTGGCTGCAGGGCCAGGGGGGACCTCCGCCGCAGACGCCTGCGGCACAGACTATGCAGAGCATGACGCCTCAGGCGCCGCCGCAGCGGCCGCAGGCGCCCCAGGCGCAGCCCGGAAACTTCTGGCAGAACCCGGAGCAGCGCGTGGGGGAGATCGTCCGCGAAACCATCCAGCAGACGGTGATGCCTGCGCTGCAGCCGGTGGTCCAGCAGACTCAGGCGCAGGCGGTGATGCAGGCACGGAATATCGCCCGCACGGGGATGCAGGACTACGATGCGCTGGAGATCGAGATGCTCCCCCGGATGCAGGGGCTGCCGCCTGAGGCGCTGGCCAATCCGCAGACGTGGATCACGGCGGCGCGGATGGTCAGGGGGGAGCTGATGGAGCAGGGGCGCTACCAGGCACCGGCCAGGACACCGACGCCGCCTCCGGGACCTGGGGCCGCGGTTCCGAGCTACCAGTTCTTCTCTGAGGCTCCGACGGCCGGTGGTGCCTACACCGCGGTGGCGCCGCAGCAGCCCACCCCGGACGAGATCCTCTACGCTCAGAAGTGGGGGATGCCGGTGCAGGACTTCATGGCCTGGAAGCGTGGTGTGCAGCAGA